ATATTTCTCTGGGGGGAGTTTTCGTAGAAACAATTTATATTTTCATACCGTTTTCAGAGGGGTTTACAAACAACTGATTGCCAGCAGTTGAATATTTTGTGGTTATTACATTTTTTCTCATGGTTTACCTCCTTTCTAACTTTTCATGGGTTGCGAAAAGTTATATAGATCTTGATTAAACATCATGTAACCCCCTCTGAAAACGGTATGAAACAAGTTATAAGCTATTGAAGGGAGGTCTAAAGCATGGCTAAAAAGAGACGTACTGCTACAACTCCAGAAGCACGAGAGAATCAGATGATCTCTTACGCCATGGATTTAGCGGAACAACAGATATTAGACGGTACAGCGTCGTCTCAGGTGATCACTCACTTCTTAAAACTCGGTACAGAGAAAGAAAGACTAGAAAGAGAGAAGCTTAAGCAAGAGAACGAGCTTCTTAAAGCTAAAGCACATGCTCTTGAGTCTAGCGAAGAAATGAAAACAATGTATGAAGAGGCTATCAAAGCCATGCGTACATATTCTGGTAATGGTGATCCTGATGATTATTAGAGCATACAACGAGTTAATGCTATTGCCGACGTTTAAAGAAAGATTCGAATATCTTAAATTGTCAGGTAGAGTTGGCGAAGAAACCTTTGGATTCGATAGATGGATTAATCAAAAATTTTATAGATCAGCGGAATGGAAACACATAAGAGATCAAGTTATAATAAGAGATAACGGATGTGATCTAGGCGTTGAAGGTCGAGAGATCTATGGAAAAATATTAATACATCATATGAATCCAATAACAAAGAAAGATATATTAGATCGAACGGATTTATTACTTAATCCAATGTATCTAATATCAGTAACTAAGCAAACGCATGACGCCATTCACTATAGCGATGAATCTATACTTATGAACGATCCAATAGTGCGTAGTAAAAATGATACTTGTCCATGGCGTCACGATTAATTCTAGAAAGGAGCGTGCACTGTGGAAAGTATACTTACATCTATTAAGTTATTGTTAGGAATAACTGAAGACTATGAAGCTTTTGATCAACAGATCATAGCACATATAAATTCAGTATTCATGATTCTAACACAGCTTGGTGTTGGTCCGCCAGAAGGATTCATGATCGCTAGCAAAATTGATACATGGAATGAATTCGTAAGTGATGAGAAAAAAATGCAGTTAGTGAAGTCGTACATGCATTTAAAAGTTAAAATGCTTTTTGACCCGCCTTCTAGTTCTGCTGTTATGGACAGCACTAATAGAATGATTAACGAATTCGAATGGCGACTAAACTCGCAAGCAGAATCTAAATTATAGGTGATGACTATGAATGAAACAGTATTAGTGCATCACGGAATAAAAAGTCAAAAATTGGGCGTTAGAAGGTATCAAAATAAAGATGGAACGTTGACTAACATGGGTAGAAACCGAAAAACTATGAACGAGGTAAATGATATTGGATTTGAATTAGATGAGTCATGGATAAAATACCAGTATAAAAATAAATAGGAGGTAATAAAATGGTCGATACATATTTAAGTCATCACGGAATAAAAGACCAAAAATGGGGAGTTAGAAGATATCAGAATAAGGATGGAAGTTTAACTGGTGCTGGAAAACGTCGTTTCAAAAAGATAAGTAATGATCCAGAAAAACAAAGGAAAGAAAAAGAATATACTAAACAAATATTAGATGCACGTGCACAACAAGAAAAAGAGACATCTAAGGGTTTTAGGGAACTTGGTATGCATGAAGAGTCTAAGAAATCTGCCCGGTTAGCGCAAACATACAATAAGATGATAAAAGACATCGATTCAGGTACATTAAAAGCTGGCAGAGATTTCATAACCGCCAAGAGCAAGAATTTTGGCGATGTTAACGATAGAATTGTCTTTAAGAAAACTGATGCTGAAATTAAAAAGACTCGATATAAAAATAAAGATGACAAAACTTTTAAAAAGACTGGAATAAAAGTAGAGAGAGATTCGTTAAACAGGGTCACCAGATTAAAGGCAACGAATGCGTCTAAGCGTCAGATTAGAAAAATTAATAAAATGCAAAGGTCAATTAATAGACGCGGAGATTATTAAATCGACAAACACGCATAGAAAGAAGGTGGTGAACGTGAATGAATTAGTATTAATCCATCATGGAATAAAAGGTCAGAAGTGGGGTATCAGACGATTTCAAAATAAAGACGGAAGTCTTACCCCAGCTGGGAGAAAACGAGTAGCAAAACTCGAATCTCAATATACATCGTTAACCGGAAAAAAAATTAATAGTCAATCTGCAAAACCAAAGCCAAAAACAATTGAAGAGCGAACAAAAGAATTACAGTCACAGAAAGCGTATCTTCAAACACAGAAAGATATTTTAGATCTTAATAGACAGATAGCGTCTTTAAAACCAGACACAAGAAGTGCTGGTAAAAAATTTATAGAAAAGAACGCGCCGACTATTGGAAAAATAGTTTGGGATAGTGTCGGTAAAAATACTGTTCAGAAAGTAATTGATAAGAAGCTTGGTCTTGATAAAAAATCTGCATCAGAAAAACTCGCTCAGCAAGCAAAAGATCTTGAGAATATGTACAAGGTAAAAGATTATAAATCTAAACTTGGTAAAGAAACAGATTCTCAAAGAATTAAGCGTGAACGAGACGATCAGCAGAACCGATATTATAGGGACTTTTACAAAAATCAGAATGAAGAGTTAAAAGAGAAACGTAAAAAGAAGTAGAGGTGGTATAAAATGAGTTTATCTAATACCGCCACGCCTATTTATTATGGTCAATTTAGAGATGCTGTAATAAGAGGTGAAATCCCTATTTGCAGAGAGATAGAAATGGAAATGAATCGAATAGACGATCTAATTGCCAATCCTGGAGTATGGTATGATGATCAAGCTATTAATGGATTTATAAGGTATTGTGAAGATGAACTCACATTGACTAACGGCGAGGATCTGCATCTATTAGATTCATTTAAGTTATGGGCTGAGCAGATTTTCGGATGGTATTACTTTGTTGATAAGAGCATATATGTTCCTGATCCAGATGGACGAGGCGGGCATTACGAGAATAAGACAATAAAAAAACGTCTTATTAAGAAACAATATTTGATTGTTGCTCGAGGTGCAGCGAAGTCTATGTATGGAAGTTGTTTACAAAACTACTTTCTAAATGTAGACGTATCCACTACCCATCAGGTAACAACGGCGCCTACCATGGCTCAGTCGGAAGAAGTTATGTCCCCTATAAGGACTGCAATTACTCGTGCTCGAGGTCCGTTATATCAGTTTTTAACTGAAGGTTCGTTACAGAATACAACCGGTTCAAAAGCTAACCGAGTAAAGCTTGCCTCTACTAAGAAAGGTATTCAGAATTTTCTGACCGGCTCGCTATTAGAAATAAGACCAATGACAATCGACAAGTTGCAGGGTCTTCGAGTTAAAGTAGCGACTGTTGACGAGTGGCTTTCTGGTGACATTAGAGAGGATGTAATCGGCGCTTTAGAGCAGGGTGCAGCAAAGGAGCAAGGCAGCGGAACCAATGATGACTATTTAATAGTTGCTATAAGTTCTGAAGGTACTGTTCGTAATGGCGCTGGCGATGACATCAAAATGGAATTGATGAAGATTCTTAAAGGCGAGTATAAAGCACCACATACTTCAATCTTTTGGTATAAGCTTGACTCTATTGATGAGGTTGCTGAACCAGATATGTGGATTAAAGCAAATCCAAATCTCGGAAAGACTGTTACTTATGAAACATATCAGGATGATGTTGAAAGAGCTGAAAAGAATCCGGCAGCCAGGAACGATATTCTAGCTAAGCGTTTTGGAATACCAATGGAAGGCTATACATATTTCTTTACATATGACGAAACGCTTAAACATAGACGACATGATTTTTGGGGAATGCCTTGTGCTTTAGGTGCCGATTTATCACAAGGTAATGACTTTTGTTCATTTACATTTTTGTTTCCATTACGAGATGGGGCATTCGGTATTAAGACTCGAAATTATATAACTGAGCTTACCTTAGCAAAACTCCCAGGTTCTATGAGAGTGAAATATGATCAGTTCATAGACGAGGGTAGTTTAATTGTAATGGAAGGTACAATTCTCGATATGATGGATGTTTATGAAGAACTAGATAATCACATAACTCAACGAGAATACGATATTCGAGCATTTGGGTATGATCCATACAATGCTAAAGAATTCGTAGAAAGATTCGGTAGAGAGTATGGTGAATATGGTATAGTAAAAGTACCACAGGGATCAAGAACTGAATCTGTTCCTTTGGGTGAGTTAAAGAATCTTGCCGAGGAGAGAATGCTTATCTTCGACGAAGAACTTATGACTTTTACAATGGGTAATTGTATCACTATTGAAGATACAAATGGAAACCGTAAACTTTTAAAGAAACGATACGAGCATAAGATCGACGCGGTAGCAGCTATGATGGATGCTTTTGTTGCTTACAAGATTAACCGTGAGCAGTTTGAATAGGAGGTGACTTTATGGAGTTGAAAGATACAATTGAACTTATGACAAGTGAAGATTATAAAGAAAGATTCAAAGCCGAATATCTGCAGCTTAAGATCCGAGTAGAAGGACTTAGAAAAATGCTTATTAAATGGGATGCCGGCAAGCTTGATTTTACCCCGCCATGTCCAAGATCGACATATCTTACTCAGAAGAGATATATGGAAGAATATCTGAATCAGTTAGAAGTGCGGGCTGAAATTGAAGAAATTAATTTAGAGTAGTCTATAAGCCGCAAATCTATGACATGAAAAGCGAAGAGGTGACGACCTAGTAGTGTCCTGCGGCTTACATATAAGGAGATTCAAAATGGAATTTGATATAGCTACAAGGCTGAAACACGCCTATAATGCATTTATGAAACGCGCCCCTACATGGGCTCCCAGTGGTTCTAGCTATTCGGTAAATCCAGATAGACCAAGATTAAGTCGAGGTAATGAACGATCGATCATTACTACAATATATAATCGTATTGCTATTGATGCAGCGGCGATTGATATAAAGCATTGTCGTCTGGATGAAAACCGAAGATATATAGAAGACGTGCAATCTGGGCTCAATGAGTGTCTTAGTATAGAAGCCAACATCGATCAAACAGGGAGTGCATTTATACAGGACATAGTCTTGTCAATGTTAGACGAAGGTGTGGTTGCGATTGTACCGGTTGACACGTCGTTAAACCCTAACATCACATCGTCTTATGACATTCTTTCTATGCGGGTTGGTAAGATTACAGAATGGTTTCCCAAAGATGTTCGAGTGGAATTATATAACGATTCTACCGGATTAAAACAGGAGATTATCATACCTAAACGACAGGTTGGTATTGTTGAGAACCCATTCTACGCTATTTGCAATGAGCGTAATTCTACGTTGCAAAGACTTAAACGAAAACTTTCTTTACTTGATATTACTGACGAGCAGACCGCATCAGGTAAACTAGATTTGATTATTCAGTTACCTTACGTTGTTAAGACTGAAGCTCGTAGAGAACAGGCCGATCGACGTCGAAAAGATTTAGAAGAACAACTTAGTGGATCCAAATATGGAATTGCATATGCGGATGGCACAGAGAAGATTACTCAATTGAACCGGTCTCTTGAGAACAATCTTCTTAAACAGATCGAATATTTAACCGAAGAGGTGTATTCTCAGTTCGGTATAACTAAGGAAGTTCTTAACGGAACTGCCGATGAAAAGACAATGCTTAATTATAATAACCGGACTATCGAACCGATTGTCTCAGCTATTACAGAAGAACTGAGACGTAAGTTTTTGACAAAGACAGCTAGAACACAGGGACAGTCAATTACTTACTTTAGGGATCCGTTTAGATTAGTACCGGTTAACAACATTGCCGAAATTGCAGATAAGCTTACTCGTAATGAGATTATGACTTCGAACGAGATTAGGCAGGTTATCGGAATGAAACCATCTGATGACCCTAAGGCTGACCAACTTGTTAACAGTAACATAAGTCAACCTGATGAAAACCAGCAGTCGATAGACGATCAGTACTATCAGACTGACTATGAAGAAGGAGGAAACAGTCAAAATGGATAATTATGATTTTAGTGGATGGGCCACACGTAACGATTTACAGTGCAGTGATGGTCGGACTATTCGCAGAGATGCGTTTAAAGGAAATGATGGGGCAACCGTGCCCTTAGTATGGAATCATAAACATAATGATCCTAATGCCGTTTTAGGGCATGCCATGCTTGAAAACCGTGATGACGGAGTATACGCTTATGGTACATTTAACGATACAGAACAGGGACAGCATGCGAAAAAGTTACTCCAGAACGGAGACGTAAGATCATTATCGATCTGGGCTAATCAGCTTAAACAGATCGGCGGGGATGTTATGCATGGAAACATTAGAGAGTTAAGCCTGGTATTATCCGGTGCAAATCCTGGAGCGTATGTAGATTTCGTAATGGCACACGGTGATGATGAAGAAGATACATTGTACGCTAATTACGATGAGAATCTTATGATATGGCACTCTGACCAGCCCCCCGTAAATAATAAGAAAGGAGATAATAATATGGCTGATACTAATACAAACAATAATAATAACCCAAACGGTAATCCCGATACTGATAAAAAAGATATTGAAAGCATCATTAAAAGCATGAACGATGATCAGCGCAGTGTCATGGAATACATGGTTGGCTTAGCTTTAGAAGAAGGTGAAGGAGATGATGATATGAAACATAATGTATTTGAAGATGGTAACCAGACACAGACAAATGTGCTTAGTCACTCAGATGAGCAGGCTATCATTGCACTTGCTAAACAGTCTAATGTCGGTTCCTTAAAGCAGGCACTGGAAATTTATGCTGAAGAGAATTCCGGTACATTATCTCATGGTGTATTCGATGATAATGTAGAGAAACTCTTCCCAGAATATGAATTATTAAAGAAAGGTGAGCCAGAAACTCTTGAAAGAGATCAGTCCTGGATCGCTGCAGCAATTAGCAAGATTCATAAATCACCTATCAGTAGAATTAGAACACGTCAGGCAGATGCTCGAATTGCTGAGCTTAGAGCTAAAGGTTATCAGAAGAAAGGTAACTATAAAGAGAACATGGCGCAGATTAAGCTGCTTAGTCGTACAACTGATCCACAGACGATCTACATTAAAGACGAAATGCATCGTGATGATATTATTGACATCACGGATTTCGATATTGTAGCATATCAGTGGAGAATGATGAGACATATTCTTGACGAAGAACTTGCTATGGCCGCATTAGTTGGCGATCAGAGAGAAGAAGGCGATCCGGATAAGATTCATGAGGATCACATCAGATCTATTTGGCATGATGATGAACTTTATACAATTCATTATGATGTTGATATTGCAGCAGCCAAAACAGCTCTTCAGGGGTCTAATACATCGGCTAACTTTGGTGACAATTATATTTATGCAGAGGCAATTATTACGTCAGCTCTGTATTCCAGAGAGAAATTCAAAGGATCAGGAACACCGGACCTTTACTGTACTCCACACTTATTAAACGTAATGCTTTTAGCCCGAGATTTAAATGGACGTAGAATTTATGATTCCAAAGCAGATCTTGCAGCAGCACTCAATGTTGGTAATATTTATACAGTTGAGCAGTTTGAGGGTCTTACAAGAACCGATGGATCATCCAAGAAACACAAACTCCTGGGTCTCTTTGTTAACTTAGCAGACTATCAGTTTGGTTCCACCAAGGGTGGCGAGATCACTAAATTTGATGACTTCGATATGGACTTCAACCGTTATAAGTATATGCTTGAAACAAGATTGTCAGGATCTCTTACACGAGTTTATTCTGCAATTGCTCTGGAAGAGCCTACTGAATAAATATAAACTTTAAAAGGAGGAATAAGTTATGGAAATTGTTAGACCAGTATTTTCGGATAAAAATGTAGCAGTTAGAAAATGTTTTTTAAAAGCCGCAGATAACGTTCTTTACCATGATGCCGAATTCAAGAAGGCACTCACAGCAGATGAGGCTGTTGACGCATATCTTAAAGGTGTTGTAATTGTTGCAGCTGACGGATCTTTTAGTACTCCGATTGGATGTGCAGTAGCTTCCAAAAAGGCTACTCTTACATATATTAAGCCGAATGGCACAACGGCTACATCCGCAGATATCGGGAAAGCTACATCAGTTTAGGTATAGCTTATGAGTAAATGGTTCGGCAAAATAGGGTACGCTATACAGAAAGAATCGGAACCCGGAATATGGGAAGACGAAATCGTTGAACGAGATTACTACGGCGATCTATTAACTGACAATAGAAAACGCCAGTCTAATAATAACGTTCTTGATGAAATTACGCTTTCAAATATGGTTAGCATTATTGCTGATCCATTTGCTTATAACAATTGTTCTTGTATGGCGTATGTAGAAATTATGGGGGCTAGATGGAAAATCTCTGAAATCGAGGTTAAGCCCCCTCGATTAAATCTAACAATAGGAGGTGTATATAATGGGAACACGCCTAGAACTTCAGACGAAACTTGAAGAACTTCTTGGTTCTCGAAACGTATATTACCAACCTCCGTCAACCGTCAAAATGGTATATCCAGCTATAGTATATAATAGAGCTGATTTTACTTCTAGACATGCAAACGACGAAAAATATCTTGTTAAAAAAAGATATTCAATAATCGTAATATCTAAGAAACCAGATGACCCAGTATTAGATAAATTGTTAGCATTACCATTCTGTTCTTATGAAACACAATATATTGTTGACAATCTTATTCATGATACATTCAGTTTATATTTCTAAAAAGGAGGAATATTTATGGCTAAATTAGTTTGGGATAAATCCGGAGAACATTTCTACGAAACCGGAGTTAGAAAAGGTGTATTATACAATTATGACAAGTCTACAAATGCTTACGCCAGTGGAGCTGTTTGGAATGGTCTTACCGGCGTAACAGAATCACCAGAAGGTGCTGAGCCAACCGCGTTATATGCTGATGACATAAAGTATCTTAATCTTATGTCTGCTGAAGATTGGAAAGGAACTATTACAGCATACACATTTCCTAAAGAATTTGAGAAATGTGATGGATATGCAGAATTAACTGCAGGTGTAACAATCGGTCAGCAGGATAGAGAAATTTTCGGATTCTCTTATCAGACACGTATTGGTAATGATACAGAGGGCAGCGAGAAAGGTTACAAGATTCATTGTGTATACGGCTGCGTAGCTTCTCCGTCTGAGAAAGCTTATGCAACAATTAATGATTCACCAGAAGCTGTTGAATTTAGCTGGGATGTTAATGCTACTCCGGTAGAAGTTTCAGGACATAAACCGACAGCTACATTAATAATCGATTCGACTAAGGTGAGTGAAAAGGCTCTTAAAGCTGTTGAAGATCTTCTTTATGGTAATGACACAACTGGAACTGCTAAATTACCTTTACCAGCTGAAATTCTTTCAGCCATTACAGCTGCAGGTGAATAAGAATCGTTAAATAAGAAAGGAGTTAAACTATGTTAAGAAAGGAAATTACTTATACAGATTTTAATGGAGTAGAAAGAACAGAACCATTCTACTTTAATTTATCAAAAGCTGAGCTTATGGAGATAGATCTCACATCTATGGGCGGGTTCGAAAATACAGTAAAAGCTATTATTGATACTCACGACACCCCGAGTCTTATTAAGATTTTTAAAGAGTTTATTCTTAAGGCATATGGCGAAAAATCTCCAGATGGAAAACGTTTTATGAAAGTAAATGATGATGGTGTTCCAGTATCACGAGCATTTTCTGAAACGAATGCTTATTCCGAATTATTTATGGAATTGGCAACCGATGATGTTGCTGCGGCTGAATTTATTAACGGAATTATTCCAGCTGATGTATCTAAAAAGGCTTTGGACGAGGGCCTTATCCAGCTTCCACATAAAGATAATTAAGAAAGAAGGTAAGGAGAATGCTTAAAGTGATTGTTCCTGGACTTGGATATGAGGATTGGGACGAATTTAAAGAAGAGTTTGTTTATCATGTCGAATCCGAAGATGTTGAACTACAACTTGAGCATTCTCTTGTAGCTTTATCTAAATGGGAGTCAAAATGGCATGAACGGTTTTTAGGTCGTAAAGATCTAACCGATGAACAAATGATTGATTATATACGATGCATGACCATCAATGATGTAGATCCTGAAGTTTATAGTCGATTAACAACGGATAACTTTACTCAGATAAAAGAGTATATGGATGATCCAATGACAGCAACTACTTTTAGAAATAATAATTCGCGAAGTAATAGTAGCGAAGCCACTACATCAGAAATCATATATTATTGGATGATAGTTAATAACATACCAGTTGAATTTGAACATTGGCATATAAAAAGATTATTAACATTAATCAGAGTGTGTTCTATAAAAAATCAGCCAGCCAAAAAAATGAATAAATTGGAAGTGGCTAAATCATATAGAGCGCTTAATGCTGAACGATGTGCCAAGCTTGGAACAAAGGGGTGATTATATGGCAACTATCAGCGACAAATGTATAAAGCTTGTTAAAGAATTTGAAGGTTGTAAGCTTAAAGCTTATAAAGATGAAGTTGGTGTATGGACCATCGGTTACGGAATAACTAATGCCGATAAATCTATTACTGGAAAAACAATTAAATCCGGAATGAAAATTTCACAGGCTACAGCTGAGAAATGGCTTAAAGATTCTTTGATCAAGAAATATCTTCCGCTTGTTATGAAATATAATAGCAAGTATAAATGGAATCAAAATGAGATTGATGCATTGGTTTCTTTCTGTTATAATATTGGGAACATTAGACAGCTTACTGATAATGGTACCAGAAGCAGAAAAGAAATTGCATCAGCCATGCTTAGATATAATAAAGCTGGCGGAAAAGTTTATCGTGGTTTAACACGAAGAAGAAAAGCTGAACAGAAACTGTTCTTAACTAAAGTAAAAACCAAAGAAATTACTTTGGGATCTTATTTGCATTCTAAAGGTTATGGAGCAGGAACTCCAAATCTTAAGAAACTTGCAGTAGCTAATATTGATACACCGGAAATCAAATCTGCGTTATTAACATTAGCTAAAAATAAAAAATTGAAGCTTCCAAAAGACTTAGCAAAATGGTCTAAGTAGGAGGTACATATGATTACATTCAGACAGAAGGGTGATTTCGAAAAGGCTACTCGATATTTTTTAAAACTTCAGAAAGCTATAAATACCGGAGTACTCGATAAATACGGACAAGAGGGAGTAGCCGCCCTCCGGTCTGCAACCCCAGTTGATACTGGCTTAACTGCTAATTCCTGGGATTATAATATTGAAAATTCTTCGGGTGGCGTTTCTATAGTATTCACCAACTCGAATCGAAATAATGGTGTCCTTATAGCAGTTATTCTGTTTTATGGACATGGTACAGGAACTGGTGGATGGGTTGCAGGAAGAGACTATATAAATCCGGCTATTCAACCAGTTTTTGATAAAATGGTAAATGAAATATGGAAGGAGGTCACTAAGATATGAGTAATACTGTTGACAGTAGAGTCGTTGAAATGCGATTTGATAATAAAAACTTTGAATCAAATGTGGCACAGAGTATGTCTACACTTGATAAATTAAAGGCTAAACTCAATCTTTCTGGTGCCTCTAAAGGACTAGAGAACCTTGATAAAGCAGTTAAAAATACAAACATGTCAGGTCTTGCCTCTGGTATAGAAACGGTAAATGCTAAATTCTCGGCTATGCAAGTTATAGGTATGACTGCATTATCCAGAATAACAAATGTGGCTATGACCGCTGGAAAGAACATAGTTTCTGCTCTGACTATAAATCCGGTTAAAGACGGACTTAACGAATATGAGACTCAGATCAATTCTGTTCAGACTATCTTGGCAAATACCCAAAAAGAGGGCACAAACGTCAAAATGGTAAATGCGGCATTAGACGAATTAAATACTTATGCTGATAAAACCATTTATAACTTCACAGAGATGACTCGTAATATTGGTACATTTACCGCGGCAGGTGTAAAACTGAATACATCAGTTAAATCTATACAGGGTATCGCTAATTTAGCTGCGGTATCCGGATCAACGTCGCAACAAGCATCTACAGCTATGTATCAGTTATCTCAGGCATTAGCTGCTGGTAAAGTAAGTTTAATGGACTGGAACTCAGTAGTAAATGCTGGTATGGGCGGTCAAGTATTTCAGGATGCTTTAATTAGAACGTCCGAAAATCTTAAGACCGGAGCTAAAGAAGCCATTAATACATATGGTACATTCCGTGAAAGTTTAACTAAAAGCGGATGGTTAACAACTGAAGTATTAACTGAAACTCTCAATCAGTTCGCTGGAGCATATTCTAAAGCAGATTTAATGTCACAGGGTTATAGCGAAAAACAGGCTGAAGACATTACAAAAATGGCTAAGACGGCCATGGACTCAGCAACAAAGGTAAAAACATTTACACAGTTAATTGATACCTTGAAAGAACGTTTGGGATCAGGTTGGACCGAAACATGGCGACTTCTTATTGGTGATTTCGAGGAAGCTAAATCGTTATGGACTGGCGTTTCTGATGTATTAGGTACTTTTATAGATAACATGTCCAATGCTAGAAATGCGGTTATTAAAAGTACCATGGGCAAGGGTCTTGGTGCTATGGGGAAAGAACTTACTAAAGCGTTCAACGGAATTAATGAAGCAGCGAAAACCGTTGATAAAGTTTCTTCATCACTTACTAACCTAGGTAAAGTAAGTACCCAAGTTATTAACGGAGATTTTGGTAATGGTGAAACTCGTTTTAAGAAACTTACAAAGGCTGGCATTAATTACTACACAGTACAAAATGCAGTCAATAAAGCTTTAGGAAATAGTAAACAATATACAAAAGAACAAATCGCAGAACAGGATAAACTAACCAGTACAAAGTCTAAAACTACTGAAACAACTAAGAAAGAAGTAGAAGCGAACACTAAACTTACAGATGAGCAGAAAAAACAGATTATTGCGTATGCTCAAATGAGTGATGCACAGTTAAAAGCAGCTGGTGTAACTAAAGAACAGCAGCAAGCACTCGCCGATTTAAAAACGACATCTGAACAGATGGGCATTCCTATAAAAGAACTGGTAATGAACATTGATCAAATTAATGGTCGATGGATTATGATAAAAGGTTTTGCTAATATAGGAAACGGACTTATTAAAGTATTTAAATCTATCGGGGATGCTTGGAAAGAAACGATGAAACCAATAACTGGAAATGATATTTTCAATGTAATTGTTGGATTTCAGAAGTTTACAAGACAGTTAATTATGACTGACCAAACAGCAGATAAACTTAAACGAACGTTTAAAGGCGTATTTGCAATGTTAGATGTGGTTATGACTGTTACCGGTGGCGGATTAAAATTAGCGTTCAAGGTTTTAGGTATGGTACTTAAAGCGTTTGATACTGATTTATTAACAGTTACCGCCAATATTGGTGACGCTATTGTAGCAATCAGAGACTTTTTATTTAGCAATAATTTAATTACTAGTGGATTTAAATTAATAGCGTCAGGCGTCAAAATGGCAGTGAATGCTATTAAAAGTTTCATTAATATGATTAAAGGAATTCCGCAGATACAGAATTTTGCCAATTTCTTTAAAAGTTTAGACTGGAATGAGATCGGACAGAATGTAGTAGACGGTCTTAAAAACGGTTTAAAAGGCGGAATAAGTCAGATTCCACAGATTCTTATCCAAATTGGTCAATCTATGATTGATGCGATTTGTGGTATTCTTGGGATTGCTTCGCCGTCTAAAGTTATGTACGACATTGGTGTATGGGCTATACAGGGTCTTATTAATGGCGTATTATCAATGGTTAAAGGTATTGTCGATGCAATTTCTAACATTGGTAATATTATTGCTGATACATTTAGTAAGATATTTGATAAGCCAGATTTCGATTTTTCCAAACTTGAAACATTCGGTAAAAATATTATGAATATGTTTACTAATATGTTCAGCGGATTAAATTTCGGTAAAATATTGTCACTTGGTGCTATGGGCGGAGTATGGTATTTATCTAAGCGAGCATTAGACGTCGCTGATAGTATCACTGCGCCATTTGAAGGCGTTGGGTCAGTTCTTGAAAGTGCTGCTGAAGTTATAGAGAAATCGAACAAAAATATTCAGAGGATTCTTAAGAATACTTCGAAAGTAATTAAGTCTTTCTCTAAAGTTCTTAATGCAAAAGCTTGGCAGATGAAAGCTGAGGCTATGAAAAACATTGCTCTTTCTATTGCTATTCTAGCTGGCGCAGTTTATCTCCTCGCAAAACTTGACACATCGTCATTACAGAAAGGTGTCGTGGCGATCGGTGCCCTTGCCGCAATTCTTGCTGTATTAGCGTTTGCTATGAATCAACTTGATGGATTGTCGTTCTCTAAAAATGAAAATGGTTTTAACGTTAAAGGTCTTAAAACATCTTTATTAAGTATAGGCACTGCTATTTTATTAATTGCGACATCCGTTAAAATCATGGGAAAATTAAAACCTGAAGAAGTTGAACGGGGCTTTAAAGGTTTAGTTGGTATTATTGCAGCTATCGGAGCAGTAATTGCTGCATATGGAACACTAGTTAAAGGCAAATCAGCTAAAAACATTGGTGAAGCTGGTAAAATGATAAAACGTCTTGCTACATCAATGCTTATTATTGCCATAGCTGCTAAAATCATTGGCAAATTATCACCAGCCGAGATGACTAAAGGTGCTGCATTTATGGTTGCATTCGGGTTATTTGTTGCTGCTATGACTAAAGTTGCTACGGTAGATGGAAAGATAGCTGATAAGCTCGGTGGAATGATGATCCGAATGGCTATTGCTATGGGACTTATGGTTGGAGTAGTTAAACTCGTATCCGGTTTGTCACCTAGTGATATGGTTAAAGGAGCCGCTTTTGCTGGAGCTTTTGTATTATTCGTTTATGGGTTGAAAAAAGCAGCTTCTATAGACAACGGAACATCAATTGCCAAATTAAGTCTTTTATTGTTTAACGTGACTAATTCTATGATGATGATGGTTGGCGTAGTCAAACTCATAGGTTTATTATCAGAGTCTGACATGTTAAAAGGTGTTGCTTTTGCCACAGCGTTCTTGCTGTTCATTAAAGCACTTATCGGAATCGTCAAAATGGATTCTGGGCAGCAAATCGCTAAAGTTAGTGGCATTATTCTATCTATGTCAGTATCAATGCTTATGATGGTCGGAGTAGTTAAACTTGTAAGTATGCTTACTCCAGGAGAAATAACCAAAGGTATAATGGCTATAGGGTTGTTTGCTTTAATGATAAAAGCAATGGTTAACATAGCTAAAAATGCGGGAAATAATACGAAACTAGCTGGAACATTATTAGGCATGGCTACAGCTATTGGTATTATGGCTGGCGTATGCGTTTTACTCAGTATGATTGATACGACATCATTAGCTAAGGGTATACTAGCCGTGGGACTATTATCTACAATGATTTCCCTAATGATATACTCGACAAAAGGCTCAAGTAACGCAGTTAAGAATATTGTTGCTTTATCGGCGGCAATAGCTGCAATGGTCGGGGCTGTTATAATACTCGCAATGTTAGATCCTCAGAAAATGACTACAGCGGTTGCTTGTCTTTCGAGTTTAATGGTAGCCTTTGGCATAATGTCAAAACTGTCATCGAATGCCAAAACATCTATTAAATCGATGGCTTCAGTATTAGTCGTTGTTAGTTTGTTAGCCGCTGTTTGCGCAGCGCTTGGTATGTTACCGATTGATATGACTTTAGAAACGGCTGCTGGACTATCAATATTAATTCTTGCTATATCTGGCGCTGTAGCAATATTAGGAACAGTTAAAAAAGTAAATAAGTCAGCTATTGCCGGAGTGGCTGGTGTCGCTTTAGTTGTTGGGGCTTTAGCTTCAGTACTCGGTGTACTTAACAAGTATGATTTTAATGTTGGCATTGAAACAGCAACAGCCATGTCTGAATTGATATTAGCATTATCTACATCATGCGCTATCCTTGGTTCAATTTCCGGATTAAATGGTTCAACAGCAACGAACGCTGGTAAATTATTGCTTGTTGTTACTGGAGTTGCCGCATTACTTACTGGTTTAGCTGGTTTGGTAGATTTAATACCGGGGGCTAAGAAATTCTTAGATGGCGGTATTGAAGTTCTTCAAAAGATTGGTTATGGTCTAGGCTCATTCTTAGGTAACATAGTAGGCGGATTTAGTGCAGGAGCAACTGCTGATTTACCAGAAGTCGGTCAGAATTTATCAGCATTTATGCAAGCATTTGGTCAAATCGATGGGAAATCGTTAAGCGGAATAAAAAGCTTTTCTGATGCTATGCTTGAAATAAGTGCAGCAAATATATTAGATGGAATATCTAAATTTATTAATTTCGGTAAGAGTCCTATTGAGACTTTTGTAGATAACATAAAAACATTAGCTAACGGACTCGCTGACGTAGCGACATCGTTAAACGACAATGGTCCGATTGATTTATCTAATCTGAATTCAATTGCTAATGTAGGTAATGCTTTTGCTAAACTCCAATCAACAGTTGAACCTGTCGGCGGATTACTTCAAGTTATAACTGGACGCGGTGATCTTGGAGATTTCGGTAATCAGATTTCATCGTATTGTAAAAATATCGCTAAAGCAGCATCGTCGATATCCGATATAGAACCAGAAAATGTCGATAATCTTGAAGTAATTGCATCAGTTGGTAAAGCATTTAGTGCACTTCAATCAACAGTACAACCAATATTAGGTTTAAAACAAGCTTTTACTGGTACTAAAGACCTTGGAGACTTCGGACTTCAGGTAGCTTTATACTGTAACAGCCTCAAAATGGGTATTTCAGCTGTTAAAGGTATTCAACCAGAAGGTATTGAAAATCTTGAAAGCCTTGCCTCGGTTGGACAAATATTTTCTCAGTTACAATCAACTGTAGAACCAGCAGGTTTACTTCAGACATTGCTTGGTGAAAAAGATTTATCAACTTTCGGTACTCAAGTATCCTGGTTTATCAATCAGATACAAATGGCGATAAGCAGTATTCCAGAAGATTTTGATGTTAACATAGATACCGTTCAGAAGATAGTCACTGTTGGTAATATGTTAGCAGAGCTTCAGAAAGCTTTACCAGAAGATACATTCTTTGATAGCAAAATGAATCTTAGCCAGTTCGGAACTAAGATTGTTTCTTTCGGAATAGCTATGAGTGATTTTTCAGCGTCTGTTGCCGATATAGATGCTGGTAATATTAGCAAGGTTGTAACGATTGGAAAACGTCTATCAACTCTTATGGACAGCTTGAAAAATATTGATATTTCTGGACTCAGTAAATTTAAGTCAATAAAAGATATCGGATCGGCTCTTAACGATTTTGCGTCAAGTATTACGTTTGACACTGGCGCTATATCTTCAGCTGTTTCATCAGCTAATAAACTTAAGAGTTTCATAAATGGACTTAAAGACCTTGACACTTCAGGAATTTCTAAATTCCAATCAGCAATATCCAAACTTGGACAAACTGATATTTCATCGGCGGCATCATCTTTATCTAAAGGTGCCGGACAGATGGCTAAAGTTGGTTCTTCAATGACTAAATCGTTAACCAGCGGACTTAAATCAGGTTCTGGTGCAGCTGGTTCTGCTGCCAGTTCTTTAGTAAAAAATATGAGCTCAAAATTGTCTGGATCTGCAGGTCAGTTTAGTTCTGCCGGTACAAAGTTGATTGCTGCTTTCATTAAGGCTATAAACGCTAAGAAAGGTATGGCTTCGGCCGCAGCTAGAGCAGTTGCTTCTGGTGCTGCATCGGCCATGGGTGGAAGTTCAGGCCGAGGTTATAGTTACGGTAGTATGTTGGGTCAAGGATATGTCAATGGCGTTCGAGCTAAAGTAGTGTCTGCATATGCTGCCGGTTACGCAGTTGGTGCTGCCGGTGCTAGAGGTATTGCTGCAGGTCAGAATTCTAATTCCCCATCAAGATTAGCATATAAGTGGGGTGTATACCTTGGTGAAGGATACGTCAATGGTGCTCAGACAATGGTTAAATCCGCCGGTAGAGTCGGATATAAAATGGGTGAAACTGCAACCCAATCATTAGCAGATTCTTCTCAGAAGTTGGCAAAAATGGTTGATATGAGTTTCGATTCATCTCCAACAATAAGACCTGTTGTTGACATGACAGATATAAAGAAACAATCAAGTTCCATAAGTGCATTGTTTAGCGACCCTCTAATGTCTTCAACTGGAAATATTAGAGCTATTCGTACCGTAGTAGATAACCGTCAAAATGGAAATGATGATATAGTTTCTTCTATTAATAAACTTCGTAAAGACCTCGGAAATGTTGGAAATACTTATAATAGTATAAACGGTATTACGTATGATAACGGTAGCGAGATATCTGAAGCAGTAGGTACACTCGTTAGGGCAGCTCGTATAGAAAGGAGGCGATAACTATGTCCGCACCAAAAATAGATAAAATCGGTATACAGAATGATTCTAAAACTATGTTTTGTACTTGGAAATGGGGTAAGAAACATACAAAAGAATATAAAGTTATTTGGTATTATTCGACCGGTGACGGAGTTAAATTTATCGGCTCTGAGACAACCGAAACACATAAGCAATCGACATATTCAATACCAGATAATGCTAAGACAATATCTGTTAAAGTTAAACCTATATCTACAAAACATAAAGTTAAAAAGGGTAAAAAGACTAAAGAAGTATCCTATTGGAATGCTAATTGGTCATCCGAAAAAACATACGTATTAAATAAACATATGGAGCCGGATAAGCCTTCGGCTCCAACTGTAACCGTAGACAAATTTAGACTTACTGCATCTTGCGAAAATTTGTCTGATGATCCGAACAATAAGCCGACATCAATTATATTTAGAGTTGTTAGAAATAACTCAAGTTCGGCATTCGCTACAAATTGGGCAAAGGTTGCAAACCGATCAGCATCCTGCTCATGGAATATTTCAGCAGGAGCTAAATACAAAGTACAATGTAGAGCATATAGATCAAATTTATATAGTGATTGGTCTGATTTTTCAGCAGAGGTTGAGACAATACCTGCTGTGCCAAAAGATATCACTAGTTGTCGAGCTCGTTCTTCCACAGAGATAGAAGTTAAATGGTCTGCAGTAAGTAATGCAACCTCGTATGAGGTACAGTATACTACTAAACGAGAATATTTTAACACTAATCCAGATGGGGTTTCCACAAAAACGATAGAAAGCGGAACAACAGCAATTGTTTCTGGACTTGATGAAGGCGGCGAATATTTCTTTAGAGTAAGGGCTAAGAATTCACAGGGTGAGTCGGGATGGACTGGAATAAAATCTTGCAAAGTTGGTAAAAAACCAGCGGCTCCTACTACATGGTCGTCAGCATCTAAAGCTATGACTACAGATCAAATAACATTGTACTGGGTTAATAATTCGCAAGATGGTTCAAAAGCAACCAAATCTGAAATTTATATTTATAAGGATGGAGCACTTCATTCAACGCCAGTCGTCGTTCATAGTTACAACGGTGAAACAGAGGATGAAGAGGAAGAAAAAACGCATTCTTATGTATTAGACAGTACTATATTAGGCGACGGAGCTATAATCAAATGGAAAGTTCGAACAATGGGAGTAATTACCGAATGGAGTGATTTCTCGGTTGAACGAACGATTGACGTATATGCTCCGCCAACATTAGAATTATCGTTATCTGATAAAGAGGGAAACGCACTTGAAACTATCAGTCATTTTCCATTATATATTAAAGGTGTTGCTGGCCCAGTAAATCAAGCTCCAATAGGATATCATATTTCTATCGTGTCTCTTATGGATTATGAATATGAGGATCAAGTCGGAGAAACTCGGCAAGTGTTAGACGGTCAAGAAGTATATTCTAAATACTTTGACATAGGTACTGATTTACTTCTTGAATTAAATGCCAACCATGTCGATTTGGAAAATGGTGTTAATTATTCAATAATTGGCACTGTAACTATGAATTCAGGTTTAACCGCAAAATCAGAAATACAATTTAATGTTGATTGGATTGATGAGTCATATTATATAGATGCCGAAATATTTTATGATGATAGCACATATTCTTGTATTGTTAAACCTTACGCATATACTCTTCCGGAGGACTACGATCCGGATACATCAACTGTAGAACCAGAAGAAACGATTGTTGACGGCGTTACATTAAATTTATATCGAAGGGATTCTAACGGTGAATTTATTGAGATCGCAACAGGTATTGAAAATACAAAAAATACTTATATTACTGATCCACACCCGGCTTTGGATTATGCTAGATATAGAGTTGTAGCAATTTCAAAAAATACCGGTGCAGTTAGTTTCGAAGATGTTCCGGCATATCCAATTGATGAAACATCAGTTATAATTCAATGGGATGAAAAATGGGAAAATTTAATAACATCAGAAGAAGAACCAGATGTATTTCCAGATGAAAATGATTGGACCGGTTCACGAGTAATTCTTAAATACAACATTGATGTTGCTGATAAAAATTCGATTGATGTATCGTTAATAGAATACGTTGGTAGAAAAAGGCCTGTTAGTTATTATGGAACACAACTTGGTGAATCGTCATCATGGAAAGTTGATATACCAAAAGATGATGAGGAAACACTATATGCATTACGTCGACTGGCTATTTATACTGGCGATGTATATGTAAGGGAACCATCAGGAACCGGTTATTGGGCATCCATTTCTGTATCAATGAATATTAATCATTGTCAGTTAACAATACCTGTAACATTAGATATTACGAGAGTGGAAGGAGGTATGTAATATGCCTGATTGGACTAAAAGTATGCAGCGTACTTACGAATATTACATAGTCGATCCTGTAAGCTGGACTGATGAAACGCAAATTAAAACGATAACAAAAAGTAAAATAGAACGTGACGAATCTTCAGATACGCTCGGATCAGCCTCAATCGAGGCTACCGAGTCTATCGGGGAATGCTATATTCGTATATACTTGATAACAATTCAAAATGGAATTAAAGAAAAGTTTCCATTAGGTACATTTCTTGTTCAAACGCCATCTGTTGATTACAATGGCCGGGTTAAGAAGATTGTTATGGATGCTTATACTCCATTAATCGAATTGAAGGAAAATCCTCCTCCATTAGGATATTCTGTTATGAAAGATACAAATATTATGGACACGGCATATAATCTGTGCTGGACTAATATGAGAGGACCAGTTGTAAAAACATCAAGTGACGATAAACTTTACAGTGATTTTGTAGCTAATACCGACGATACATGGTTAACATATATTCAGGATCTAGTAGCAAATGCTAAATACGATTTAGGACTTGATGAGTATTCACGAGTTATATTTTTACCATATCAGGATATTGAATCATTACAACCAGTATTCCAATATGACGATGATAATAGCTCAATTTTATATTCTGACATAAGTCTAGAACAGGATTTATATGGAGTGCCAACGACCGTAGAAGTAATTTACACGGGTTCTAATAATAGTACAAATTATTACGCAAAGGCGGTTAACGATGATCCAAATAGTCCAACATCTACGATTTCTAGAGGCAGAGAAATCATTTATAGAGATACAGATCCTAATATTTCAGGTGTTCCGACAACAGCAATGTTACAAGAGTATGCTGAAAGATTGCTAAAAAAGGTATCCTCAGTTGAATGCACAATAAGTTACACGCATGGTTATAACGGTGTTCGTGTTGGTGATTGTGTCCGTATGAATTACACAAGAGCTGGGATAACTGATATTAAAGCTAAAGTAACGAAACAAACAATAGAATGTAATACAGCGGGTAAAGTTACTGAGACCGCAGTATTCACTAAACGACTATGGGAGGGGTGATACTATATGGCTCTGTCTAATAATTTAATAAGTCAATTTGTAAATGTTGTCGGAGTTGATAGTAAAGCGAATCTCAAAGGTAACGGTCCGCTTTATGGAACGATCGTAGGTCAAGGCGGATCAATGTATGTTAAACTCGATGGGTCTGATGTTCTTACACCGACTATAACGACTGTCGAATACACCGAAGGTGAACGAGTATTAGTCAACATTCTTAAACATACAGCAACAGTTATTGGCAACGTTTCTTCGCCAGCGGTAAACGGTGGAACTGTTAAAAAAGTTGAAGACAAAGTAGATACTGTAATTGCTGACAATGCTATCATTAGAGATAAGATAACAGCGAGTGAAGCTGAAATATCAGCCATTAAAGCAGACAATGTGTCCATAAATGGTAAACTCGAGGCCACGAATGCTGACATAAAAAATCTTAAAGCTACGGTGATAACAGCTGACCAAGCGGATTTAAAGTATGCTACTATTGAAAACTTAAATGTTGTAAATGAAACAGTACGAAATCTTCAAGGTGATTATGGTTCGTTCAAAGAACTAACAGCTTCTAAATTTGCTGCTGTCGAAGGCAATATAGATAATCTTACGTCGGCAAATGTGACGATTACTGGCCGATTAGATGCTAATGAAGCAAGTATCAATACACTTGAAGCAAATACTGCAAAGATAACTGATCTTGATGCAGTGAACGCTAATATTAAAAATCTCACAGCAAATAAAGCAGATATTGATCTGGGTAATGTAAACAATGCATGGATTCAAAATGGAATTATTAAAGATGGTTCTATAGGAACAGCGACAATTGCAGATGGTGCAATCACGAATGCTCAGATAGCGGACGCAACGATCGAAGCAGCAAAAATCAAATCTATTAACGCAGATACGATCACCGCCGGAACAATTAAGACTGACCGGCTGATCATCACCGGTCCGGATGGTGAGGATTCGATCGTAAAAGTTATTAACGAAGCTAATGGTATATCGTCGTCCGAAGCCAATAGCACAAAGATTCAAGCTGCGTCTATTGATGTAGTCGATTTATCGGCATTTCAAGCGACCATCGCCGGATTTACATTAAGCCAGAATTCTATTCGAGACGGTAAGACTTCCATAAAAGATCCAAATAGTGGCATTTATATTTCTACCACTGGCATTGGAATTGGCAATGGTAATCTTACAGGTAAGAACGAATCTCCTATACAGATGTATGCAGATGGGGCTTTTCGACTTATTGGTCGTAACGGGAAAATCGATTTTAATGCTGTAACTGGTAGTTTAGATCTAGAAGTATCGAGTCTTAAGATAGGTTCTAAAACAGCAGCAACCACTGACGATATTAATGATTTACGAATTGATGCCACTTCATCATTAATAGTTACGTCGTCAAAGGGTACTTGGTTTCGGGACACGAACACTACTACAATAATGACTGTAGAAATTCGTCATAGCGGATATTCCATAACTGACGCAACTTTAATGCATAACGTATTTGGCGAAAAAGCTTTTCTAAGATGGAGTTATAGAAAGAACGGTGATACAGAATACACAGCAATTGCTACAGATGATCCAAGAATAAGCAATAATGGTTTCACGTTTACTCATACCCCAGTTAATGGAGATAGTAATTACGATTTTACATGTGAACTTATAGATACCGATGAATAAGTAATGATTCTTGATGAAAAAAATATGGATCAAAGTTTATTAGATTATAATTTAGGAGGTGAAGTAGATGGCTTATGATAAACGGAACTTTAAAAGCGGAACTAAATTATATGCTAAACAGTTAAATGCAATGGACGACCAACTGGCAGATAACGAAGATCGTCTTGACGCATATGTACAAGCCATCAACAATATTATTGACAAAGCGAATACTTCATCACGAATGTATGGTAAAGATGAGACTACATATTATGATTTTCCAACGAGCGATAAACTGATAATAACAGTAGCATCAGCATAAAAGGAGGTCTAAAAATGAAAACCATATGTAAAGGTATCATATCGTTACTTTATGCTAACGAATTGGATACCATAACCAGATATTATAAACTTCAGGCCTCCTCAGAGGCAGCCCCGTCAAAACCAACGGATGGGGTTGATATTCCAGACGGGTGGTCTGCCACAGAACCAGAATACACGGCTGGATCAGATATGATTTTATATTTTGTAGATCAGATTAAAATGTCTAAAGGCGATATAAAGTATTCTGAAATCTCTAAGTCTAGTAGCTATTTGGCGGCTAAAGCCGCTTACGAATTGGCGAATAGTCATGAGACACGAATAGCTAATGCTGAAACAAACATCGAATCTAACGCTACAAAAATTAAATTAAAAGCTTCTCAGGTTGAAGTTACGAATCTTACAGATACTATGAACGCATACATAGAGAAAGATACTGTGTTCACTCAAACGATTGACGGTTGGCGAATGGATTGGACTAAAATACTTAAAACCGATGAAGCTGATGTTGAAAATCATCAAGATTATATCACATTTCAAAATGGAGATATTATTTTAGGTGAATCTAAAAGCGATCTCAAATTAAAAATTGCTAATGATTCGATTCAATTTAAAGGAACGACTGAAACTGAAATAGCTCCAGATAACGACACCACTGCATGGATAACTGGCAAACAATTTAATATTAATAGAGGGGAAATTCACGAATACTTACGAGTAGGTAATTTAATATTAATGCCAAAAGAAAATGGTAACTTTACAATTGATATTATTTAAGGAGGTGTTTTTATGGCTTATACACCAGGTATGACCGTTTACACAGCAGGCACCGTAGAAATTCCGGGTATGGGTTCGGACTACACAATAAAATGGGAATTTATATGCAACGGCAAAACGTCTCAAGGCACTATAGCGACGCATCAATCAGCGGAGATTTATAAATGGTCGCCTCCAAATAGAACATTTTTACCGCTATTTGGAAATCAAGTAAAAGGTGAATTGCATGTGTATGTATATCCAAACGGATCTTCAACTATGGGATTCGGTGATTACACATATACTCTGGTTCTTGATCCTACTATAGCACCAAAAATTGGACATGTTACATCAAAATTAACCGGAAAGATATATAATAATAAAGCGATTAGTCTTTATACAACAATTGGTTTATCGATTGAAGTTGCTAAAGTGGTAGAGGCTGCTCAAACCGTGACAATAAGCGACGATCGTGTCTCATATCAGGTTAATATCGAAGAAGGAGAGGGGTATACTGAAATAATACAGACGTTCTCAACATATACGGTTCCTGACGATGCAACTAATGATTATATAGATGTCAATTTTTCCATATCTGCCGTCGATTCCAGGGGTCGAAAAGCAACAAGAACATTTACTGAACGAATATATAAATATAGCAAACCAACATGCAAAATTAAAGCCTTTCGTAATGATGACAATACTAGAATCTCAGTCAGTTATGAACCATCATGTCAAACTACTGTTGCAGGTAAAGCCAATAGCATAACCAAAATAATTGGGTATATTGACCAAGGAGATGGAAGTACCCATCAGATATTAGATCTAACAAACTTGACGTCCCCTCAAATACTTCCAGGTACGGTAATACCTGGTGAATCTTATATGGTTCGAGTGACTGTTGTCGATTCTGTTGAAATAAGTAGTATTGCTGAAACTATATCACAAGGTGATGCCCCGGTAGTGGAAATAGGACGAGACGGAAAAACGATAACGTTCTTTGGTTCATCACCGGAATCTGCCGACGAAAACTCAGTTCAGATCGGTAAACAATTATCAGGAAGAGTTATATTTGGACCAAATAATATTAAGTTCAATTATAATAAGGTTGAAATGTTTCATCTTGGATATGATACTTTTACAGATGACACAGGAACTCATACTGTTAGAACATTTAAATTTGGCGATGAAAATGTAGTCAAAGGCACGTTATCTTCAGCATTTGGCTCGGGCAACCATATTACCAGTGATTGTAGTATCGCTCTAGGTACTAGCAATATGGTTAGTGGTGTTGATTCAGCAGCAATCGGCTTGGGTTTAAAAGTATCTGGAAAAGATCAAACTGTCGTCGGACAATATAATATTGAAGACACGACAAATAAATATTCGTTTATTGTCGGTATTGGAGCTCATGATACAGCTCGATCCAATGCTTTAGCAGTTAGCAAACTTGGTGACGTTGAAATAAACGGCAAGAGTGTTAATAATCCTTTTATGGGAGAAGTTTTTCATCATTACGATAATGCAGAAATTACGCTTACTGCAGACAAGAAACGTATTAATATACCAGCATTCACATACGGTTATGGTGGATCGTTATCTGATTTATACACCAAATCAGATAATTTTAAAATAACTGTAAGAAAAAATGGCGTTTATGCTATTATAGCTAGAGTTGCTTTCAGACCATATTCAGCAGGTGGACGAGCTGAGTTTGCATTACATAAAAATGACAAACGAATTTCTATGTATGCATCGTCCATGTGGTGTCCAAAAGCTGACACCAGAGTAAGACTTGTACCGGTTATATTACCATTAAGTGATGGTGATTCGATTTCGTTCCAGGGACAAATGACAGACGCTGATGTTGGCTACATGAAGATCTTTGATATTATGATGTATGCTCTCGATTATGAGGGTAAGTATAGATAAGGAAAGGAGTTTAATATGGATGGATATGGGAAATGTCATAGTTGTGCGAGATTTGGAACTGATGAATATCCTACATCGTCAAAATGTTTGGCATTTGATGAAAGACCAAATTTTAAACCGAAAATAAAAAAGAAAAAATTTCTTCTTTAGATTAATTTGTAAACATGATTATGAATACTCTAATCAGCACAAGATCAACGGTGGTATGGAAAAACGAATTCGTTATGTCTGTAAGAAATGTGGCCAAGAAAAAATATTAACTATTTAGAAAGGAGAATCTTATTATGATCGATTTTACAACTTTAACAAACCATTTTGTACTCGTAGTTTTAGTAGCTTGTTTAGTAGTTGGCTACATTATTAAACATGCAACATTCCTGAAAAAGATTCCGAATGATGATATCCCAGTGATCTTAGCAGTTGTTGGAGCTGTTTTGAATGCTGTAGTATCAGGCCCTTCAGTTGAGTCTATTGTATATGGAGCGGTAATGGGCTTAGCATCTACCGGACTTCATCAGGCATTCGGTGCTTTTGTAGAAGGGAAGTCTTCTTAGGAGGAATAAAATATGGTATTATCTCAGGGAATTGTGATTGACACTGAGCAGATTATTTATATTTGCACACTTGTAGCAGCAGTATGGGCGGTTTATAAGATCTATAAAGAGATCAAGAAACCGAACGATGACATACGAACAATGGTTAAAAATCATGATGAAAAACTGAAAACTGAGGACGCACGTCTTAAGGAGCAGGAAGAGACTAATCGTATGATTCTTCAATGTATGCTTGACTTAATTAATCATGAAATAACTGGAAACGGCATTGATAAGCTCAAAGAAAGACGAGACAGTTTGCAGGAGTTTTTGATTAATAAGTAGGTCGCGTTGTTTACATAGTGTATAATGAAAGAAACTATCGTTTTAATTATAAGAAGGTAGAACTATGAAAACTGCAATTATTACCACAATAACAGATTTATTTAACTGGGAAATGAGAACTGACGTTGAAGTTCAATTTGCTTGTTATGTAGATGGAGTTGATGGCGAAAAAGTAGTAAAACTTCACTATGTAGACAAAGAAGACGAATAGGCATAAAGACTTGGCTCTGTATATTTGCAGGGCCTTTTCTTTTTCGCGTAAAATACATGTTATATAATGAAAGAATAAACTTTACACATATTTAGGAGGTAGAACTATGAAAAGAACTATTATGACAATTATTGTAACTTTAACATTATTAAATTGTGTTGCGTGTGGTGTAGCATGTCATGCAATAGTGAAAAAGAATAATCGAATCAATAATGAAAAAATCGAACAGGTTAAAGTTAAGAACGTCGAATCACTTGTTGAACGAGATAAACTCGAGCAGGAATTGAAAGACGAAATTAACGAATTAAATGACGATATTTACAATATTATTAATGATAAAGATTATGAAGTAACTATTACGCATGACGGTACAACCTATACATACACACATAAAAATGATAAAACAAAATTGGGTAAATTATTAAAATTATCGAAAGATAGTGTAAGTCAAATTTCAGATTAGAGTCTTCGGACTCTTTTCTTTTTCGCATAAAATACATTTCCTATAATGAAAGGAGTGATATTTTATGGCAAATAAAATTATAGCTGAATATGTACATTGGAGAGATACATGTGATGTTAAGGAATTTGTTATCATGTGGAGTGATCATACTTGGGAAACTATACGTTGCCCGTTTACTGATTACTGGATTGGTAAAAAATCTTACAAACAGTACATGGAACTCAATAAAGTAGTAAGTAGAAAAATGAGTAAAGAAGATGCTATGAAATTCATCAACGAAAAGTTTGAGAGCTTTAGGTAAAACTAAGGCTCTTCTTTTTCTTTTCGTGAAAATTACAAGTCCTTTAATGAGAACATAATAATACATATTTAATTTAAAGGAGGATTTAACTATGATGACAAACAATTATGCAAACGAACTGATGGAATTAACAATCGGAATGAATCAGTCTATTGACGAATTCAAAGATTACTGTTTTACACAGTTTGATGTCAAGGATGTTTTAACCCTTGATCCAGAACTTTTGGTGTTATTGCAGAAATCAATGAAGTTCATGAAGACTGCTCAGGATTATAGTGTTACCACAGCAAAACTTATGCAGCAGTTTGACAGACAGTTATACGACATCAACAAAAAATTAGATACATTATTATCTGAATAGCGATTAGGGCTTCGGCCCTTTTCGTTTTAATTTTCAAAAACAAAATCGAAATTTTCCCCGGGTGGAATTTTCGTAAAAACAAAAGGAGGTTTTTATTATGAAAATGTTTCTCGTTGTATTTGTCTTAGGATTATTGATTGGTATTCTTATTGGTTATGTTATTCGTAAAAAAGGAACTGCTGTAGGTCGTTTCTATTTAAAACCGTATGATGAAGATGATACCGGATTCTATAATGTATTCGTAGATATCATCCCGAATCAAGATCTATTACATAAGAATTATATTCTATTAAAGAAGGAGGATATGAATCAAGATTTAATAGATTCGCTAAAAAAACATGGACTATAATGGAACCATTAACATATTTTTTAAGGAGGTATATTTATGAGAAACCAAATTATGTTACATGATGAGATTGAATCTGAATTAAAGAATTTAGGCAGTATGGACTGTTGTAGCGAAGATTACAAAGTAGCAGTCGATGGGTTAACTAAATTGCTTGACAGGGCGATCGAGATGGAAAAACTTGATATTTCTAAGGAAGAAGCAGAAGCTAATCGAGATAACGAACTCGAAAAGACTATGCTTCAGATTGAGGAAGAGAAGAAAACCAGACGATCAAACCTTGGGGCAAACTTGTTATCTGTCGCTGCTGGAGTAGGAACGGCTATTGTAGGTACGTTAATAACACTTAAATTCGAAGAAACAGGTTCGGTGTCTACTATAGCAGGTAAGGAATGGACCAGAAAACTTTTTAATAAAGTGAAATGATTCTAAAAGATTAGTGGGTCTTCGGACCCCTTTTCTTTTTCGCTAAAATTATATCTCCTATAATGAGAACATATTAAAACATATTTTTAAGGAGGTAAATATTATGTTTGAAAGACTTAAAGCTTTAAAACACTTAAACAAAATGGACAAAATTTTAAAAGGAAGTTTGACAATTGCCGAGTTAACTAACGATCGAGAATTTGAAATGATGATTAATGAAACTATGGTAACAAACTATTTAATGAAAAAATCTGTTTTGAAAAGCAGAAAAAAAGCAAAACAATACAACCGATCATATGAAAAAATGTTTGAGAAATAATTCTCAGCGGATTGAGCTTCGGCTCTTTCCTTTCGCGTAAAAAACAACTTCTTTAATGAGAACATATTTAAAAAGTTTTTTATAAAAGGAGGAACTATTATGATTTTATTCACATTATTAGTATTAACAGCAATTTTAGCATTCGTAAGTATTGCAATATTGGGGGCTATTTTAGGCTCGGCAATTATTGTGATATTTGGTGACTTATTTGTATTTATATTCTTACTAGTGATGATAGTCAAGCACTTCAAGAATAAAAAAAAACGTAACAAATAATTCTCAGCGGATTGAGCTTCGGCTCTTTCCTTTCGCGTAAAAAACATACATTATAATGAAACCATACACATATTTTAAAGGGGGTATATTATGATAGCAGACAAAATGGTAACCAAATTAAATGCGAGAGAGGAAGAGATCGAAGAAAAATACTTTGATGACGAAATTAGCGAAACTAAATATATATTTAGTGGCGGTTTTGTTCAGGGTATGTTGGAAGGATTTTTGGACGGTTGCGTTATTGTTGGCGGTACAATTATTGTTGCTACATTAGGTACAGCATTATATGACAGTTTCAAAAAGGGGGGTAAATAATATGAATTTATTTATTAGCGTATTAGCTGGTTTGACAATATTTTTAATATTAAATAAAATTAGCGACTAACTAATAAATGGAGGACATTAATTTGTCCTCTTCTTTTTCTCGCGAAAATTACATGTACTATAATGAGAGAGAAGAGCTTGTATAAAGCTATTTGAATTATTATAATTCATACTTTTCTCTTTAACTTTTAATTTTATATTTAAGGAGGTAACCACATGTTTAAGAAATTTGATTTAACGAAACTTATCGTTCCAGTATTACTGGCAGGTGCTGCATTTGTCGATGCATATTTAGAAGGTCGTAGAGAAGACAAAATGGACGATCTTATTGAGCGTCTTGACAAATTAGAAAATAAGGAGGATAAATAATGAGAATTAAGAGTTTACTTAAAGTAGTTAAGACATTTAGTGTAAAACACCAGGCTGAGATCTTAACTGGTTTTGGTATTGCCGGTATGATCGCTTCTACAGTATGGGCAGTAAAAGCTACACCAAAAGCTGAGGAAGCTATTAAAGAGGCCAAAATTGAAAAATCAGGTGGCGACGATCATCCAGTTAAATTAACTCCAGTTGAAACAGTCAAAGCAACATGGAAATATTATATTCCGTCAGCCATGCTCACAGTTTCTTCTGTAGCATGTATTATTGGAGGACAGAACGTACACATCAAACGTAATGCAGCATTAGCAGCAGCGTATAAGTTATCTGAAAATACTTTAGCGGATTACAAAGACGCTATTGTTGAAACTATTGGCGAAGATAAAGCTAAAGAAGTTACAGAAAAAGTAGCTAAAAGGCAGATCGAAAGGGTTCCAGCCAATGATAGTAATCAAGTTATTGTTGCAGGCGATCCGGATGGTGTATGGATATTTGAACCGTACTGCAATCGGTATTTTAAATGTCAGGTCGACAAGATTAAGAAATCTATTAATGACTTAAATTACCGAATGATCTGCGGTCAGGAGGATTCAATAACGCTTAAAGAGCTATATATTGAGATTGGTATTCCTGGTGATACACAGTACGTTCCGAACGTAGGATGGAGCTTGTACCAGGAAGGAATAATCGACTATGATTTGGTTCCGATAGTAATGGAAAATGGTAATCCATGTTTAATGCTGGATTACAAAAATAGACCTCAGATGAGCCCGGATTATTTTTAATTCGCGCAAATTACAGGTACTTTAATGAGAACATATAAAAGTTTTTAATTATGAAAGGAGAAACTATTATGACTACTAAGAAAGAAGTTAAGAACGAAAACATCAACAATGAGGTTAAAGAAGAGGAAATCGTTGACGTAGAGGAAGAAACTTTGGATGAAGAAGTGGAAGTAAAAGAATCAAAGCTTAGAAAAGGAATTAACTGGATCAAAGCTCACAAAACTGAAATTGCTTTAGGAGCAGTGGCAGTTGTTGGAGGTATGGTAGGTTATGCACTTGGAAACGCTAAAGAGGATGATACCGTAACTATCAAATCTGGAGAAGATTACGTTAAAATTACGGACAAATCTGAAGAGCCAGTAATCGATGTTAACGTAACTTCAGAAGAGCAGGTTTCTGAAGAATAATCAAAACATATTCTCAAAGGGAGCATCCTTTACAGGGTGTTCTCCTTTTATTCTTGGCTTAGGAGGTATAACTGATGTTTAAAAGAATATTCAAATGCGTAGTAAAAATTATTAAACATATTTATGAGGAGGTAAAAGATATGGCTAATCAGATTAGGGAGGACAAAAAAGAGGTTGTTAATACCGTAGTTGAAACAGCAGGAAAAACTATTGAAACTGTATCTAACAACAAAAAAGAACTTCTTTTAAGTGCTGGACACGGATGTAAAGAAGTTATTTTAAGTGCTGGACACGGATGTAAAGAAATGATTGAAAAAGTATTTGGTAATCCTTATAATCGAAAACAAGTAAGTGTTGTTGGATTATTTTTGTTTACCGGATTAATGCTATCGGCATATGTCAAAGCACCTAAGGAGGTGTAAACATGCATAGATATTTATATGAAGGCCCGGTTAAGGAATTCGATCAGATTATCAATCCTAAATGGAGAGGTATGACAATTGCAGCAACGGAAAAGAAAGCGAAAAGTAATCTTTCATACCAGTTCAAACTCGAAGCACATAAAACAGTATGTAGTAAAATTACATTGCCTGGTAAGTTAGAAATTATAGATTAGGAGGTAAAATAATGGCAGACATCAAATCGAATTCTCGTAAATATAAAGCCGAACAGGCAACGAAAGAAAAGAAAAATCCAGTAGTAAAAAATAAAGTAAGAAGAAAGCAGAAATCCGGCTTTTCAAAATTTAAAGAAGGTCTTATAACAGATAATATTCCTAACTTAAAGGATTATATCATCTTTGATTTAGCAATCCCGTATCTTATGAATACGTTGGGCGATATTCTTAACGATACTATCGACACAGTATTCCATAAAGGTTCGAGACGTAACTCAAGGAGAGTGAATACAGAAGCAAGTTATAACTCGTATGGAACAATATACAGACGAACTCCAGGCATATCTAATACACCAGCATATGCTCCATCAAGACGAGTTGGTTATACATTCGATGACATCGTAATCGCTACGTCACAGGAAGCCGAAGACGTATTACAGCAAATGGTCGATACCATCGGCAAATATGGAACTGTAACGGTCAACGATTATTATGAATTTGTTGGCGAAGTTGGAAATCCATGTGACGTAAATTATGGATGGAATTCATTAAGAACTGCGGATATCGTTAGAGTTCGTGACGGCTATATTATTAAATTACCAAAACCAAAACCAATTGAATATTAAGGAGGATTATTATGAATAAAGCAGCATTATTATTAAAAGGAAGAAGATTAGCAGCCAAGGGCGGGTTATTATTAAGAAAACACTCACATGAGATTCTTACTTATGGAGGAATCGTTGGTGGTATTGGAGCAGCTGTATTGGCATGTAAAGCTACTTTAAAATTAGAAGATACATTAGACGAAGGGAAAGATAACATCAATTACGTGAAAGAATCTTTCGAAAATGTTGATGAGCCGACTAAAGAAGAGAAAAAAGAACTTAGTATCGCATATGGTCAGGTTACATTAGACGTTGTTAAATTATATTTACCGGCGGTTACCTTGGGCGTTGCTTCTGTAGCATCTATTTTAGCTGGTCATAATATTATCAGTAAGAGAAGTGCAGCATATGCTGCTGCATATACTTCAGTAAATGATGCTTTTAAAGGTTATAGAGAAAGAGTAGCAGCTAAATACGGTGAAGAAGTCGAGCAGGATATTTACCTTGATAGACATGGCGAGGAAATAGTTACTGAAAATGAGGACGGGTCAACAGACACGACAACTATTCAAACGTCTAGTCCGAACTATTCACCATTTTCTGTATTTTTCGATTCCACTTCGTCTGAATGGAAAAACGATCCAGAAGCGAACAAATACTTTCTTATGCAGCAAGAAAACTGGTGTACTGAAAAATTAAAAAGAAATGGATTCTTAACTCTTAATGAGGTTTACGAATGTCTTGATCTTCCAAAGACAACTGCGGGTATGGTAGCAGGTTGGATTTATGATGAAGACCATCCGGTAGGCGATAATAAGGTACTCTTCAATCTTGATGATGGAACAAGCGAGGCTACACGAAGATTTATGAATGGTCTCGAACCAATCGTGTTGCTGGATTTCAATATCGATGGAGATATTTACAAACTTATGGACTGAACAGCTGGACTCGACACGATCGGGTCTGGCAACTACTATAGAGATAGTTTAAATTATTATATTAAGGAGGTATAACTATGATGAACAACAAAATTAAATTATTATTAACATTCGCAGGTGGAGCTGTAGCAGGAGCAACGGCTATGTATTTATATTTTAAGTCTCAGTTTGAAATGGTTGAAGATGAATCAGAAGAAGAACTTTATACAGAGAATAAAGAAAAAGAGGAATCCGTAAAGCAGGTAGATCCAGACTCAAAAGAAGTCAACGAACTGGTAAACGAGTATAACGATCTTATAAAAAAACATGGTTACAAACCGTTAGAGCCAATAGCTGAAGCTAAAATGAAAGAAAAAGCTGAGGAAGACGGTCTCGAACAGTTCTGCCATATTGACGGTATTGAGATTATATCTCCTGACGAGTTTGAAATTGATGAAAACTATGAGCTTGAAACTCTTTTCTATTTAAGAGATGGCATAGTAATCGACGGTGAAGATCATATTATTGATGATCCAACATCTATGGTTGGTGATGCTCCACATTACTTCGGTATGAATCCAGGCGATGAGGATACAGTTTATATTCGTAACGACGAGAAAATGATGAAATATGAATTATTGCGAGAGGATCGTACATCTGAAGAGTATTTTGAAGAAACTTTCCCAAGACATTATCAGCAGTATAGCGAATAGGAGGATGATATTTAATGGAACAACCTAAGATCGAAGAAATTAAATCTGAATATTTCGAGTGGCTTTATAAAAAAAGTATGGGCGCTGCTATATTCGGTGTTCAGTATTATAAACTTTTCACATTACTTCACTCTATTGAGTTTAAAGCAGTGATGAAAGAAGATGAAGCCAGAGCAAATGATGGTATATCTCTTCGTGCAGCATATGCATACGACACTGGACAGGATTATTCTACTATATCTGATTATCTTGATGGACCATGTTCTGTGCATGAGATGATGCTGGCTTTAGCTATCAAAGAAGAAGATATTATGAATGATCCTAGAAAGGGTGATAGAACTAAGCAGTGGCTCTGGATGCAAATCGGATCAATGGGAATTGGTGGAAATCCAGATTACCTTGAGGAAAAATTCCCGGAGGGTGAAATTCGGAAAAAAGTTTCAAGAATGATTAATCGGGAATATTCTCCAGATGGCGATGGAGGGTTGTTTAAGTTCTATAATCCACCAGAAGAAGATCTTACTAAAATTGACATCTGGAAACAAATGTGTTGGTATCTTAACACTTTATGTTGAAAGGGGGTAACCATTATGCTTAAAAACTTATTCAAACGTATTTGGAAAGGAGTTAAGAATATGGCTGAAAAAGTAATAGAAACAGTAAAAAAAGCTGCTGATATTAAAGCTGAAAAAGAATTAGCTGAGGTTACATTTAAAGAAAAAGTATATGATGATATTCGTATGGATATTCATAGATTCTTTGAATATTCTGGCAGTTCAAAACATCTTGGTAAAATACTAATATTATTTGGTGCCGCTTTATATTTATATGGAATATCAGTAGACGAAGAACGCGGTAAAAGATTAACAAAACTCGATATTTAAGGAGGTAGCAAGATGTAATGCTAGATTTTGTAAAAGTCAGTACAAAGGTAAAGAATCGTACGACTGAAGTATATCCTAAATTTATGGTTAGAAAAACTTCAGATCTTATGATTCGTGGAGGTGATTTTTACGCGGTTTGGAATGAGGATGCGGGCTTATGGTCTACTGACGAACAAGATCTTATAGATTTGGTAGATAAGGACATTGACCAATTTCTAGATGAGCATAAGTCGCTTGCTTCTAGTGATATTTCGTACATGTGGGACGCCTCATGTGGAAGTATCGACTCCTGGCATAAGTATTGTCAGAAACAGACAAGAGATAATTATCATGCTTTAGACGAAACATTGATATTTTCAAATAGCCCTACCAAGAAAGAACAATATGCAAGTAAACGATTGCCTTATCCTTTGGAAGAGGGAGACTACTCGGCTTGGGATAAGTTGATAGGAACTTTATATTCTGAAGATGAACGTCACAAAATTGAATGGGCAATAGGAGCAATAGTTTGTGGAGCTTCTAAGACCTTACAGAAATTTATGGTATTGTACGGTAGCGCAGGAACCGGAAAATCTACAATTATCAATGTTATACAGAAATTGTTTGATGGATATTATTGTGTGTTCGAAGCAAAGGCATTAGGCTCGAGTAATAATGCTTTTGCTCTGGAAGCTTTTAAAACTAATCCTTTAGTGGCGATTGAACATGATAGTGATTTATCTAGAATCGAAGACAACACTAGGTTAAACAGTTTAGTATCTCACGAGTATATGACGGTAAACGAAAAGTTCAAATCGACATATACTAATAAATTCAATGCATTCTTAATTATAGGAACGAATAAACCTGTAAAAATCACAGATGGTAAATCCGGATTGTTAAGACGTTTAATAGACGTAAAACCATCTGGAAATAAACTCAATTACACAGAATACAAAGATTGTGTTAATAAAATTGATTTTGAATTAGGTGCTATAGCATATCATTGTCAATCAGTATATTTGTCGGATCCGGAATATTATGACAATTATATACCTTATGCTATGATGAGCGCCACCAATGACTTTTTCAATTTTATTATTGATTCATATTCTGTGTTTAAAAGAGCTGATGAAGTCAGTCTTAAAGTGGCATACGAAATGTATAAACAATATACAGATGATGCTAATGTTCCATATCCGTACCCGTTACGAACGTTTAAAGAGGAACTTAAGAATTATTTCAGAGAGTTTGATGAACGAATCGATGGCGATTCAAGGATTAAGAACATTTATAGAGGCTTTAAGACTGATATTTTCGAAAAAGAAGAAAGGAAGGAAAAACATGAACAATCTCAAAGAGAAACTGAATGGCTCGAATTCAGAGACGACATCGAATCAGTATTCGACAGGGTTGCAGAAGACTGGCCAGCACAATACAGTTCTGAATCAGGAACTCCACGAAGAAGCTGGGACAGAGTCACAAGAACTCTCTCCGATCTCGATTCACGAAAACTTCATTATGTCAAGATTCCAGAAAGTCAGGTAGCTAACATAGTTATTGATTTCGACCTTAAAGATGAGTCTGGAAATAAAAGTTTTGAGAAAAATTTAGAAGCAGCAAATAAATGGCCGCCTACTTATGCTGAATTAAGTAAATCAGAAGCAGGAATCCATTTGCATTATATTTACACGGGAGACGTATCTCAATTATCAAGAATCTATGACGAGGATATCGAGGTAAAAGTATTCACTGGCAATAGTTCGCTTCGTAGAAAACTTACGAAGTGCAACGATCTACCAATAAACCCGATATCTTCGGGGTTACCCTTAAAGGAGGTAAAAAAAATGGTAGATATGGAAGTTGTTCAAACAGCAAAGGGACTGCGAACAACGATCAAACAGTGTTTGAATAAGGAGCATCACGGAGCGACAACACCAGAAGTATGTTTCATTAAGAAAATCTTAGACGAAGCATATGAATCCGGCTTAACTTATGACTTGTCTGATATGAAAGGAGCTGTAATAGCTTTTGCAAACGGAAGTACTAACCAATCGGCTAAATGTCTTAAAATGGTACAAGAAATACATTTTAAATCTGATGATATTTCATTACCAACGGCAATAGATGAAAGCGATAAACCTATTGTCGTTTACGATGTCGAGGTATTTCCTAATTTATTTGTCTTAAACTGGATGTATCGTCATGGTAACACAGTTGTACGAATGATAAACCCAACCCCAGCACAAATTGAAGAATGGACAGTTAACTATCGTATTGCCGGTTTCAACTGTCGAAGATACGATAACCACATCATATGGGCAAGAATGTTAGGATTTACGAATGAACAACTGTATAACTTATCGCAGCGAATCATTTCTGGAGATAGAAACGCATTCTTTGGTCCAGCGTATAACCTGTCGTACACTGATATTTATGACTTTGCATCTGCAGGCAATAAGAAATCTCTTAAAAAGCTTGAGATTGAAATGGGTATTCATCATCAAGAGTTAGGATTACCTTGGGATCAACCGGTACCTGAAGAATTATGGACTAAAGTCGCAGAATATTGTGATAACGATGTAATAGCGACAGATAAAGCTTGGGATTATCTTGATGCGGATTGGTCTGCACGTCTAATCTTGGCAGATTTGGCTGAGTTATCTGAAAACGCGACTACGAATGCTCTTACAACTAAGATTATATTTGAGGGTGATAAAGAGCCTCAGAAGCAATTTAATTATCGTGACTTATCTAAACCAGTATTAGATATGGACGAAGAAACATATAATTTCTTAGCTAATGCGTGTCCTAAAATGATGGAAAAAACGCATGGTGAAGCAGGTTCATATTTACCATATTTCCCGGGTTATAAATATGAATACGGTAAATCAACATATAAAGACGTTGAAGTCGGTGAAGGCGGTCGAGTATTTGCTCAGCCAGGTATGTATGGCAATGTGGCGTTGTTGGATATTGCGTCAATGCATCCACATTCAACAATTGCTGAGTGCCTGTTTGGTGTTAAATACACAACAGCATATCGTGATATTGTTGAGGGTCGTGTAAGTATTAAGCACGAGGAATGGGATGAAGTGAACAACATGCTTAATGGAAAGTTAACGAAACATATCCAAAAGGTTAAAGACGGTGAGATGACATCAAAAGCTCTCGCTAACGCATTGAAGACTGCAATCAATTCAGTATACGGCTTAACTGCTGCTGGATTCGATAATCCGTTTAGAGATTCTCGTAATAAAGATAATATTGTAGCTAAACGTGGAGCGTTATTCATGGTAGATCTTCAGGAAGAAGTCGAGAAACGTGGCTTTAAAGTTGCACATATCAAGACCGATTCAATCAAGATTCCAGATGCAACTACGGATATTATTAATTTCGTTATGGAATTTGGAGAAAGGTATGGCTATACTTTTGAACATGAGGCTACATACGATAGAATGTGTCTCGTAAATGATGCTGTTTATATTGCTAAATACAAGGATCCAGATGAATGCATGGCTATGTATGGATACGTTCCAGACGATAACAAAAAGCATAAGGACGATCCTTGGACAGCCACTGGCAAACAGTTTGCAGTTCCATATGTATTTAAAACCTTGTTTAGTAAGGAGAAGGTAGAATTTAGTGATTTATGTGAAACTTTTTCAGTGTCCAAGGGTGATTTATATTTGGACATCAACGAAACGCTCCCGGATGTTACGGAATTTGAAAAAGAGTTAAATAAGCTGGAAACAAAGTATAGAAAAGGTCAACTGTCAGATACAACATTTGAACCTGAATACAACAGATTAAAAGAAGAGATTAGTAAAGGACACAACTTGATATTTGTCGGACGAGTTGGTCAATTTACTCCTATCTTACCTGGTAATAATGCTGGTGTATTATATCGTGTAAATGAGGGTAAGAATTATGCTGCATCCGGTTCAACTGGATTCAGATGGTTAGAGTCTGAGAAAGTTAAAGAACTTGGTAAAGAAGATTTGATTGATTATGGTTTCTATAATAAATTAGTTGACGATGCTGTTGAAGTTATAAGTAAGCATTGTGATTTTGAATGGTTTACTTCAGATGAGCCGTATATTCCCCCGGAGCCGACACCGGGGTTTATGCATATTCCAGATTGGGCTCCAGAACCTGAAATCCCATTTTATTAAGGAGGTATAACTATGAACGTTTGTATTTTAGCTAGTTTAGAACAAGACAGAGATAATATTCAGCGCTTAGCGCATGCCTATATGCAAAAAGGATATTTCGTAATTTACCCGTTTCCTAAACCAGATGTTCCTAGACAGATCATATTTCTTGACTATTTGCGAAACATCGATAAGGCTGACAAAATCGCTGTGCTTACAAAATCTGATGGAACTATCGGAGACGGAGTAGCATACGAGATGGCATTTGCTGAATATTTAGTAAAACCGATTACAATATTTCAACCAAACGAAAATGGTGGTTTCACAAAAGTTGAATGAATCTAACTCGCGTAAAATACATATTCTATAATGAGAGAGAACACTCGATATGTTTCGAGTATAGCGCTATAAAATGCAGCTTGTTCTCTTTTAACTTTTCATTTTATATTTTTAAAGGAGGTAAATATTATGCAACGAACAAAATATGCATCGAGTCTTACTATGTCTTGGGAACAATTTGAACGACACACGGGATATGCAAATTTAGACGTTCAAAAATGTTTAACATTTGCACAACATATTGCTGATCACACAAAAGAGAAATTTAAAAAACGAGGATGGATATGTATGAACGAATCCAGAATCGATTTTGGATTTCCGCCGGTTATTGATTATTGTTCTAAGATATACTTACGTGCGTTCGGTAATGAACCAGTTGAAGTAGAACTTGCGCCAAATGGTATAGGCATTGTTATAACTATGAGGAATTATATTGACCTTTGTGATGGACCAATCAAATAAAGAAAGGAATTAAAGATTATGAGAATTACATTTGCACCTAGAGACATTTTACAGATTGACGAAGCTAGAATTGTTTACCGTAACTTCAGCGGAGCTCCTTCAAAATTTAACAGAGAAGGAGATAGAAACTTTGCACTAATCATCCCGAACGGCATGCTGATCGTTGTCGATAGAGGCACCGATCCAGCAACTGGTGAACCAATCGAAGAAGAAATTCTGCTTGAGGACTATTTAACAGAGCTTGGCTGGAACGTTAAAATTAAACCGCCGAGAGACGAGGATGACGACCCATTTATATTCTTACCAGTTAAGGTTAAATTCAACGGTCGTGGACCGGTTATTTGGTTAGTGTCAGGAAGAAATAGAACTAAATTAGATGAGGATACTGTCGGATTATTAGACGATTGCGATATTCTTGATGTTTCTCTTGACATTAGACCTTATGATTACGATTTCAGCGGGCATCATGGACGTGCAGCATATCTTCAGTCTATGTCTGTAACTCAAAATATTGATCGCTTCACAGCTAAATTTGCTGCTGAAGAATCACCTGAAGAATAGGAGGTTTGATACATGAGTAATATGTTGGATTGGGCAAAAAGAGAAGTTGAGATTGCCTGCAAGAAAGAAAACCCAAATAGAAAAGAATTAGAATTCGACTATGGATGCGCCTGCTATGAGAGTGCTTTAAAAGCTTTTGAAAGCTTATGTGATGACGGTCATTCTGGTTTCAGTATTAAAATGACTCAGGCTATATTGAATCGTCTTTTAGATGGAAAACCGTTAACGCCTATCGAAGATACTGATGATGTTTGGGATAAATGCATACGTGGTAAAGGTTGTCCAGAAACATACCAGTGCAAACGAATGAGCTCGTTATTTAAAAATGTCTATACTGATGGAACCGTTAAATACGATGATGTTAATCGTTCGTATTGTGTTGATATTAACAATCGAAATTGCACCTATTCTTCTGGACTGGTTAGAAAAATCATCGATGAAATGTTTCCTATAACAATGCCGTATACACCTTGTGAAGAATCAATCAAAGTTTACTGCGAAGATTTTTTAACTTATAAAAAGAACGGCGATTTTGATACAGTTGGTGTGTTCTATGCATTAGCAACTACTGATGGAAAGCAACAGAAAATTGATATCAATAGATTCTTCCGAGAGCCAAAAAGCGACGAAAAAAGTAGCTGGATTGAAATATCCAAAGATGAGTATTACGAACGAAAAGAAGGAGGCGAATAAAAAAAAATGAGTTATGCTAGATGCTGTGATAGATGTGGTAATTTCTTTAACGTAGGTTATTATGGTGGTAGTCCATATGTTTCAATTGGTGAAAAAGTAAATAATGGAACAAATCTAAACAAGAAAGAGCTTATGGATTTATGTCCTGCATGTATGACTGAATTAGAAGGCTGGCTCCATATTTATGACGATGAGGAGGAATCAAATGATGACGAAGGATAATATTTCAGCTACATCGTTAATTGTATCGTTATCTTTTTCACCAAGTAAAAAAGATGCAATTCTTATTGTTGGTAAAAAAGAACCTGGCAAAGATGTTGAAGTTGTTAATGCTTTTGAGGGTGACAATGCGTTCGCCCTCTATGAACTTTTGACTCAGCCAATTAATGAGGAGGTAAAACAATGAAAACTTTTTGGGCGCGTAGACCACAGGTTGTTGAAGTTGTTATGTTTGACGGAAAGAATTTTGATGAGATTAGGGATTTTTGCGCAGACTGGATATCTAGTGAAACAACCGAGGAGAACCCTTCATTAAAAATCAGAGTTATGGACCCAATACTTTATACGGAATATATCAGAGAAGTGCAGCCAGGAATGTATATTGCTAAGACTGATAGAAACCCGAAATGGCCGTTTCAGGTTATGGATATTATTACTTTAAATACCAGGTATGCACCAATAGCCAGGGGTAAAGCTTCTGAAATTGAATGTAATTTCTATAAAGGACTTCTTGATACATCTAGAATCCGCGATTAACTCGCGAATTTTACACCTCCTTTAATGAGAAAATACACTTATTTAAAGGAGGAAAAAACTATGTATAAACATGATGAAAAACAGGAAAACTTAACTAAAATGGAACAAATTAAAAGCAATATTATAATTGGTTTATTTATTCTAATTAGTTGTTTTGCGTGGATTGGATTAGACATATTCATGACAATTTTAGACAAAATGTAAAATCTCAAAAGCTAGAGTCTTTGATTAGGCTCTTCCTTTTCTTTTAAGGAGGTATATTTATGAAAGTAGTAAATAACTGTTGCACAGATTGTCTACACAGGCCAGTATGTAAATTTTTCGATCAAATGTCTAATTTGGATGATACTATTAGACATATTACTGAGTATCCTGATTACTTTAATGTCACAATAGACTGTGCATATATGACAATCCTGGTTAAAATTCCTAATGGAAAACACGATAAGAAATAATGGCAAGAGCAGTACGAAGACCAGAGTTCTTAAGACCCGAACAACAAACTGCCGTAAATAATATGCGAAATGGATGTATATTAAACGGCGGTGTTGGGTCAGGTAAATCAAGAACCGGGTTATACTATTATTTTAAAGAAAATGGTGGTTCTATGATTCCGTCATATATACCGATGAAACAACATCCTCAAGATCTTTATATTATTACAACAGCGAAAAAGAGGGACTCAAAAGAATGGGATGCTGAATTATCACCTTATATTTTATCGACAGATCCTGATCTTAATATGTTTTATGGAAACACTGTTGTGGTGGATTCATGGAACAACATAAAGAAATATGTTGACGTTGAAAACTCGTTCTTTATATTTGATGAAGATAGGGTAACCGGATCTGGGGCTTGGGTTAAAGCATTCTATAAAATAGCTAAGAAAAACAATTGGATAATACTATCAGCAACGCCCGGTGATACATGGATGGATTATATCCCAGTATTTGTAGCTAATGGATTCTTTAAGAATAAGACCGAATTCTTAAGTGAACATGTTGTGTTTAGTCATTTTACCAATTGGCCCCAGGTTGAAAAATACTTAGGAACTAAACGATTGGAAAGACTCAGAGATAAAATCTTAATCGACATGCCAGTAGAACGACTAACAAGAAGACACGATATTGACATTCTTTGTAATTACGATAAAGCTAAATATTGGACGGCCATGAAAACTAGGTGGGACCCATACAAAGATGAGCCTATTGAAATGGCAGCCGGATTATGTAGCGTTTTACGAAGAATCGTTAATGAGGATCAATCTCGAGTAGTGGCACTTATGGATATCCTTGAGAAAGTTCCAAAAGCTATCATATTTTATAACTTTGATTATGAACGAGAGATACTACTCCATTTATTCAGCGATATAGATTATGTAGGCTATGAAGTTGCAGAATGGAGTGGTCATGCTCATATGGAAATACCAGAAACCGAACGATGGGTTTACTTGGTGCAGTATACTGCCGGTTGTGAGGGGTGGAACTGTATAAAAACAGACACTATTATATTTTACTCACAAAATTACAGCTACAAAGTACTGGAACAGGCTAAGGGAAGAATCGATAGGATCAATACACGTTATATAGATTTATATTATTACCATCTTAAATCTGTGGCACCTATTGATCGAGCAATTAGGGAATCTATTAATAAAAAAAAGAAGTTTAATGAAAGGAGTTTTGCGAAATGGGAGAACACGAAACAAGATCAGAGTTAGAAGTGAGAAGTATCATGACTGAGGCATGTTTAAAACATCACATTATGCCATCTGAAATAACACTAGACTTAATGTGTCTAGCATACACTATTGGATGCGAAGATACTATCAATTGGGCTCGCGATCAACTTGCTGAAATAGTTGAAATGGCTGGGAGGATACAAAAATGAAAGAACACACAAAAAGATCGGGATTAGAAGCAATGAATATTTGCCTTAATATTTGTGGTGAACATTTCATAAATAGCCATGAATTTGTTACACATAACGATATGGTTGTGGATTTAATGGTTGCAGCATATAATCAGGGACAACTCGACGCTATGGATTACGTACACCGTACAATGAATGAAATGACTAGGAGGTATAAAAATGATCAAGACTTGTGAAAATTGTTTTGGCTGGGATAATGGCGAAGGTTGCCGAGTATTGACTGGAAAATTACCAGTGTATCCTGGCGCATGTCGATTCTGGAAGCATACGGACGATGTCGACAGAGACAAAATAGAACATGATATCTTAGCGTATGCTGGTCTTAGGACAAAAGGAGGTGATTAAAATGAAGCATATTAGTATATCAGATTTTTGTAAGACTTGCGAGGCTCGGTATGAGAGCGGAAAACGTTGTGAAAATTGTTTAGACACCTATGTCAATCTTTATAGTTCTTATCCGATTAATTATAAAGCCAAAGATTGGGGAGATAGAAAATATAAGAACGATTATTTAAGGGGGTAAAAGAGATGACTACAAAACCATCATTGTCATATGAGACTGTAGATGCAATGGCCATGGATATATTAAAGAAGTATAAGCTTGAAGATCTTGAATTATGCGGATATAGTAAAGTATATGATGCTATATTTGAAGCTGTAGAAACAGGATTCGACAAAGCAGTTAAACGATACTTGGAGAATACAAGTAAAATGTTTGAGGAGTGATTTATATGGTGTTACAATATAATCGTTTTAGTATATTTCCAAAGATGTGCGATTGCTGTAAGCGATATATCTGGTTCGAGCCTTATAGACGAGCTGATGTATACGAGCATATATTAGGAATATTCATAGAAAAAAATATTTGTAAAAGGTGTTTACCAGGATATTTGCCTAGCTTAAAAAGAAAGAAGTGTGATGTTTATGACTTGTCCGGTATGTGGAGGAGATACTAGGATTATAGATAGTCAAAACAAAGACGATCATAAAAAGAGAAGACGTATATGCCAGGAATGCGGATATAAGTTTAATACGATAGAAATCGATATGGATTTATATTCAAAAATAGCATATACAACACCATGGAGGTAAAACTATGATAGAACTAACAATTGAAAATCCAGAAGAGGTATTAGCAGCACTTGAATATTTACGCAACTTTTCTAGTTTAATAGGTGGAACTGGAATAGAATATTTAAATGATATAGATCAGATGGAGTTCATTAAGCATTTAAATGTTTTAGAAGATGCATTAATATTTTAGGAGGTAGAACCATGAGTAAAGAAATGAAAAATGAAGTAGTCAGAATTAAAGAAAAATCTAAAAAGATTACTAAGCAGGATATTATTAAAGCAGCAGAGATTTTAGCAGCGGGTGTATTATCTGGAATATTTGGATACAAAGTTGGCAAGCTTGCTAAAAACGTTGAAGTATTAACAGCAGCCAATAAAGCACTTGGACGAGAAGTAAATGTTCTTAATGCCGCGGCTAGTGAAGGTCTTTATGAAGAAGCTATTGCTACTGTTACAAGAAAGATTAACTATCTTAGAGATAGGGTCTCTTATTGTAGTGAACAATTAGTAGATACACCTAATGACTTGCAGACAAAGAAAGCTTTAGAATCATATTCAGAAAGGCTTACTATATTAACAGAGAGACGAAAATCTTTCCGGGAAGCTCAGAAACTTTATGAAATTTCAGAAAAATAATACGCGAAAAAAGCATGTTCTTTAATGAGAGAATGATATTTAAAAAGACCACATTTGTTGCGGATTGACGCAAGTGAAATATGAGGTAGATTCGGTGTGGAGTATACAGACTTTGTTGCGGATTGACGCAAGTGAAATATGAGGTAGATTCGGGTATTGGTATACATCATTCTTTTCATTTTACTTTTAACTTATCATTATATTTTTAGGAGGTAGAACTATGATGAAAAAAATAGTAGCAATCATGATGACAATGGTAACTCTATTAACAGCAACACCTGTAAATGCAGCATCAACCAAGAAAACCGATAATGCTCCAGACAAGTATACTCAGTATATTAGAGACTATACTGAAAAGAACTTGGCTAATGTTGGATATACAGCACTCGGTGGTTTCAGAGCTGATATGTATGGGAACGGTTGGGTTAAACTTACACCTGTAACAAAGACTGGTAAGTATATTGATCCTTCAGATGAGGAATTATTAAAAAATTATGTTGTATCAAAACAGGATGTAAAACCAAACACTGAACTTAAGTATTCTTATTATGTAGATCCAACAACGAATGAAGAATCAACCATAGTAACTAAACAGACTATCAGTGAGATTTTACTTTATGTAAAGAAAGTAGATTACAAGAAAGACTTTGGTGACCCTGTTGAAATTAAATTACCAAAAGCTGCAGATGCTACTACCTGGTATATTCGTAATTATGTTGGTAGAAACTTAAACAATTGCGGGTATAATGCTATAGCTGGAGACAGACGAGAAGCTTATGGCGATGCTACAGTTATTTTAGAGTTGATTTCAGACGACGGAACATTTATTGATATTAAAGATGAGGAATCTTTAAAGGAATATGTGGTAACTGAACAGTCTGTAGAACCAAATACAAAACTTACGTTTGATGTTGGTGAATACGATATTGTATCAAACCAGAGTGTTCAGACAATGGAATTGCATGTTAAGAAAAGATAGGAGGATATTATGAAGATTAAATTATTTCAGGGAGTAAACGTAGACTCGTTAGAGAAAGAGGTAAATGCTTTCTTGATTGAGAAAGATATTGTGGATGTTCGTTGGAGCACTAAAGCGGTTAAAACATCGTATGACAAAAATGAATATACACTTATAAACTCAGTAATGATTATGTACAAATAATCTGGCAGCTTAAGAGGGCTTGATAATTCGGGTCCTCTACATATTTTAAGGAGGCTAAATACTATGAGAAAGGTTAAAGAAAAAGATATTAGAGTAGAGAATTGGTGTGGATATGACATTCGTTTTGTTAACATTAAAGGCAACTGGTATGCTGTGTTAAAAGATTTGTGTGATGCTTTAGGGTTGAGACCAGCTAAGGTAAATGAACGATTAAGTCCAGATATGTTAGAAAAAGTAGTTGTTCCGACATCTGATATACCTTCAAAGTATAATAGATCTGAGGTCCCTTCAAAGGACGTCACATCTGACCACCTTTCAAAGGGGGTTACATCCAATCGAGCACGAAAATCCCAGCAAATGTTAGTAGTAAGTGAAGAAGGCATTTACGAAACATTATTTGCCAGTCGTAAACTCGAAGCACGTAAATTTAGAAGATGGACTTTTAAGACACTTAAACGATTAAGGAGCGATGTTGGTCTTAAGGGTTGGGAAGTCTTAAAAATGACTGACCGTGAAGTTCAGGACGAGATTGATTTTATTCTGGATAGTTTATATTGGGATCCAGAGAAAAAATGCGTTATGCAGTCAGTAACCATTCAGGGAGGAGACGTAGAACAAAGATTTTATTCTAGATAAGGTGGTGATTATTATGATGAATTATCAGTTACTTACAGAATATTTTAATAGTTTTAAAGACTTCATAGAAGACGACTTTATGCAGAACCAGGTAAAAATCGTAGAAACATATAAGATTAATTAGGAGGTAAAATTATGTTTAATTATGAGAAAGCTAAAGAAATGTTAGATCTTGCAAAAAAATTAGGACCAGAATATGAAGCATTAGTAAAATGGAATATGAATTCAGTATATGGAGTCGATTCCGATAATGCGTCTATGCGTAAACGAGAAATGCGTTTTGTTTGTTTACCTAGAAACTCGGGACGATATGCTTGGAAAACTGACGGACTTCCATACATGGAGAGCCAGGAGATTATACACGATCTTGAAAACGATATCAAATGTCATATACGAAATGTGTATGGCATTAAGAATCCTAAAGTAACAGTCAACGATAATAAAGAAGTAACTATTGATGTGCATGAGGGTGATTATTATATTACTAAGGTAATCTTTAACGATCCAGCTACTATTGTGTTCTGGAGTGATGGAACTAAAACAGTTGTAAAATGCTGTGAAGATGATACTTTTGATAAAGAAAAGGGATTGGCTATGGCAGTATTGAAAAAAATATCTGGGAATGACAGCAAAGCATTTCATAGAGGCTTAAGACAGTGGATTAAACCTGAGCCTGAACTAGCTTTAGACTTTGACTCCATAATCAGACTTTTTCCCAGCTAGTAAAAAATCGTAAACTGTGCGATTAATGATATCGTCACTCATAACCGGTTAAGAGAACAAATGTCGTCAAAGGAGGAAAAAACATGCCGTCCAGAGAATACAGAGAAGTAAATTTTTGTAAATATTGTCCAAAATGTAGATATTGGGACATTGAGGATATTATGGATCCTTGTAATGAATGCTTAGGAGTACCGTGTAACAAAAATTCGGAAAAGCCAGTTTATTATGAACCAGATGAGGAGGTAAAATGATGATTAAAATTGAAGATTGTATTTTCGCATCACCAGAACAGATGGAATTTGTTATTATGGGTATGAGAAATCCTATGAACTCATGGGATAAGAGCGATAGCGGAGTCTGCTTTAAAACTTTGGCATGTCATAGTTGCCATGAAAACAGAAACAACTGCAAAAAAAATATAGATTCTGGCAGCTTTATTTTAGGTGAAAACGATAAATCTCTCATGCGGCGTTTATCTAAAGCTGGACCGGAACATAGAAAGTATCTCAGAATGCTTCCAGTTTGGTGCAACATTACAGCACCTTTATATTGGTGGAAAGAATTTGATACGTATAAACTTGGTACTGTTTCAAACTCTTGCAGTACTATGCATAAAATTGCCGAGAAAGAGTTTACACTGGATGATTTCTCTACAGATCATTTATTGTGCGGCAGTATGCTTGACGATGTACCGAATAATGACAGTAAATGGGTGAGGTTTAACGGTGGCGATTGTTTGAGGAATACTATTGGTATGTTAAACAAAGCTAGAGAATTGTATTTACGGACAAAAGATAAACGATTCTGGTGGCAGATGATTCAGCTGCTTCCGAGTAGCTACAATCAGAAAAGAAGTATTTTCATGAACGGCGAAGTACTTCTCAATATTTACAATCAGAGATGGGGTCATAAACTTGATGAATGGCGAGAGGTTTGCTTCTTTATTGAAGAATGTCCTTATTGGGATTTCATCGAACCCGGTGTATTTAAGAAAGTTAAAGGGGCGTGATATTTATGATAGCTGGTGTATTATTGTTAGTAGTGTTACTTATAGGCTCTTTTTGCTGGGTTATACTATGAGGTATCTGACGATGAAGGGGATAGTATCTTTTAATTAGTATATTATTTACGACAGAAAGAAGGTGATAAAATGATTAGTTTATACTTAAGTCATCATGGAATAAAAGGTCAGAAGTGGGGTATCAGACGATTTCAAAATAAAGACGGAAGTTTAACTAAATATGGCGTTGAACGATTAAAAGAGGCAGGGAATATTTATGAAAAACAAAATATATCTCGTGGTAAAAAAGAAAATAACAAGTTCAATGGTTCCTAGCACTAAACTATTAGACAAACGTTTTATTTTTGAAAAACGACATGATGTTAGTTATATATTAGATAAACACGGGGATGTTAAACTTACGTATCTTAATGGCGGTAATGCTGCCGTGGCAAAAGGTAGAGAGTGGTGCCAAAAACATCTTAAAGAATATTTTCATGATCCAGGATTAGTGAAAATAACCTATCTTGATGATTGATATTTCGCAGAAAGAAGGTGATATATTTTGACTAACGTACTAATTTCTATTTTCATAGCTATTGTATTCGTTATTGTATGGTGGCATCTATACGCGTAAAAAACATGGCCTTTAATGAGGAGAAAGGAGCGATAAACTATGAAGAAAAAAGACGATATTGTAACTTATGAACTAAAGATTAACAAGACAGCACTTAAGGATTTTATCTTTATGTGTCTAGCTATGGGAGCTTTAGCGATTATTTATGATTTGGTAATTTTCTTACCATACTTATTGAGATAACTTTAAACGATAGGCTCGGTTTAATTACTGAGTCTATTTCTTTTCGTGTATATTACAACGTCTATAATGAAAGAAGTTGATTATATGTTTAAAGTTATTATTAAAAACGAATATGAGGAACTGTGGCGATACCGTAGAGAACATGGTAGTCCAGATTTAGAAGAGCCAGAATTTGACAGGATTAGGTTTGGAGATGGTGTTATTCACCAAATTAATAATGAAAAAGAATTATTCAATTTGTGGAGTGACGCTAAGAAACTTAACTTGTCTGATGGTTATTCTGACTTTATATGGACTGATGTTTGTATTGAACCATCTGAAGACCATATTTTGTTAATAATATATGAAAATGTAGCTTATTAAGAGTTAGGCCCGGTAATTAATATCGGGTCTTTTCTCTTTTATTTTTAAGGAGGTGAAACTTTATGGCTATATTGATTATGGTCGGAGTAGCTTTAATGTTGATTGGGTTCTTTTCATTATGCATTTATGATGGAACAACATTTGCATACATATCGCTTTTCGGTGGTATTATGATATCAATACTTTCTGGTCTTTTTTGTATATTAAACGGAGGTGGGTTATAATGAGGCCATTATTAACATTGTATATCATCGTATGCATATTAACGTATTTTATATTACCTCTTTTTGAACCGCAGCAAACTATAGTTGAACGATTATTCGATTCTTTCACATTAGGATATGTTGGTTTTGCTATCATTGTATTTTGTTTTATTTGTGTTGTATTAGCGTTACAACATTTTTAAGGAGGTGGAACAATGTCACTACTTTATTTCTTCATGTGTAGTTGGATACTTATAACTATTTTGTTGTTTATATTAACCAAACACCCAGAAAAAAATGAAAAATGGTCAGCTTTTATATTAGAAATTATAACTTTTTCTACACTATTAACAATAGCTGAAGTAGTTATAGTGCTTATTGTATTTATGGTTATTGCGATATTTTTAGGGGTATTGGCATTATTTGGTGTAATTGGATAGTTAAGGAGGTGAAACAATGGTATCTTTAATTATTGGTGTTATTTTATTCTTTGTCGGGATATTTATTGATTTCTGCTCAGTATCTGATACAGCATTTAAAGTTGGCACTGCTATGATGCTTATTGGAGCAGTCATAGGATCAGTAGCTTGGTTCTATATTATTGGTACATCAGATATGCCACAATGGGTAAAGTTTATGCTATTAAGTAAATGAGGAGAGTCAAAGTGAATATTTTTGAATTGATTATAGTTTTACTTGCCGAATTGGTGTTAGTCATATCGTGGATTTGTACTATACCCCAAGATCATAATAAATGTTTTAGTGACATGTTTCATAAATACGGTTTAAGTGAAGAAGGAGGATGTAAAGGTCTATCCATTAGAGGAAAACAAAAACGCAAATGTCTAAATTGTCCTTGGCGGGACGGACGATAATTCAAAAGGAGGAGCTAATTATGAAACATAGAGACACTGCGACAGAGATCAAGATTTGGTCTGAAGAAGAGATAAATAATCCTAAATGCAGACCAAAAGGTTACACAAATACTTATATACATGCAATCGAACCGGGGGCATCTAAAGGTATGTATATTGTTGAGGTTACAATGCCTAAATATTGTGAGGAGGATTAACTATGGCTAAAAAGATTAAGAAGATTTACAAGAACAAGAACAAAGATAACAAAAAACATTATCCGGTAAGAGTAGATTACGATAATGGCAGTCATATTCTTATTCCAGATAATCATGAATTTGGTTCATTTTGTAAGAAACATGGATGCTCTATGGCTGCATCATCAATTGCATTACAGTTCTTGGGAGTTAAGCAGAAAGATGGCACTGCTTGGAATCCGGACGAGCTTTATACGTACGCTAAAAAACATGTGGCTGGTTATAACGGCTCCAAACTTACTGTATATGGTACAAAGATCCTTATCAATAAACTTGCTGGCGGTAAAAGAGCTAAATGGTATCCGATAACCGGAAGAAATAATAGAGACGTAAAGAAACGTATTCGTAGAGCTTTACGTGCAGGAAAGATTGTTATATTTGAACAGAAGAATCCAATACATACCGTCGTCTTTTTAGGTTTTAATGAAAAGGGCGACAAAGTTAGAATTGCTACATACGGAAAGGTTCAAGGCGGAAAGCTTAACGATCAGATAAATAAGAAAGCGCTGCATGGTTGTACCGGTGTAGAAAAGCAGCAGAACTGGTTTAAGGGTGCTAGTTACGGTGCTGGTTATACGATTGTGGGGTGATTATTATGTCTAATACTATTCCGTCACGAGAAGAATATGAAAAGATGTTGGCTGGTGTATTAGAACCAGTATACGGTAAAATGAGCCGGGATGAGTACGATGATCGATATTCTGTTTTGGAATTGGGTTTGTTAGAAAATCTGATTACACCACAGCAATACGTGGATATGTTTAATAAATTGTTAGATATGTATCAGACATCAAGGCCAAGTTTTGAGGGTCATTTTGGACCAAGAGAATTCATTTAGGAGGTAGTGTATGAACGACAGTAACTTAAGTAAGAATGGTAGCAACTATTATGATGGAACTGCAGCACGTGCTATTAGGAATGCTGATAGACCGAGTGTTGATGAAGAAATGCGTTTCAAAAAGTTTTTAGGAACTATATTCAATTTGTGTGAATTATCGGGTTTTCATATTGAAAATCGTTTAGTAGTGAAAGACAAGAAAACCGGAAGGATTTATGAATAGATTAGGAGGTAAAACTTATGTGTTATATTCTTAGTATTTGTATTACAATTGCATCGATTTGGACTGGAAATTTAAAGTGGCTTACGCCAGCAGCTATATTCGCTTTGGCTGGGGCTGTTTCTTATGTTGGAGGCGAGATTGGCAAATTGACTGTAGTTTACGTGGATAAAGAAGTAACAAAAAGTATGAATGCTACAGATATTAAGGAGGAGAAATAATGTTATTAGTTGGTAAAATTATTAATATTATTGGATGTATGTTATGCATCTTTACAGCTCGTAAATTTGCAAAAGATGACAATACATGTATGGCAATATTGTTTTGTACATTTATTTTAGGGTTCTGGAGTGGAGTACTCGCATAAAAAACATACCCTTTAATGAGAACTAATAATTCTATTTATTTAAAAAGGAGGATCTATTATGAAGATCAAGGAAAAAATGGTGGAACTTAAAGACAAGAGTATTAACTTTGTTAAAGAACACAAATACGACATTATGGTAATCGGACTGTACACGGCAGTTGATTTAGCATTTTATTGTGTCGGAAGAAGAGACGGAAGGATCGAACGTGACAGAGATTGGCAGAAAGAATTGGACGGTAAAGTTGTTGTCGGCAATGATATGATAGGCAGCCTTCTTACAGAAGCTGACAAGTATTATGGAGATGGAACTCGTACCAGAAGATACTTTGACATGTATGTCACTAACGATGATGCCTCTGACGATGCTATTAAAGTAACTGACTTGGGTAAGATCGGTGATGATATGATCAACATTTACAAAGATAAACTCGATATTTCTAATGAACAGGTTACCCACATGATGATCGTTACAGACCCAGAAACGGGTAAATAATTTATTAGGTTTTAGGAGGGGCGCTTTATGCGCTTCTTCTTTTATTTTTAGGAGGTAATACTATGAAACAGGTAGGTAGAAATCCAGATTTTGTTAGGATTCGTCTTGATATTCCAAAGAATACTTACAGGAATCTTATGGAATTACTTAAGCTGTCTAAGGAACAGGGGGTTACTGAGAATCCGGATGTTGTAGCAGCGAGTTGCATTGACTCTGTGTATGAGTTAGTGTTTAAAGAGGTGGGAAGAATGGACGAGAATAAAAGATTTGGTAAGAAAAAAATGGAAATTTAACATGCGACTTGATGTATGTGATAAACTAATGTTAGATGATGGAATGAAACGAACAGGCTTGTCTGCATCAGGATTCGTACGTTTTTGCAATAAAATATACACTGCGCGGATTGATGAAAGGAGATATACATGGGCCGAAAAAAGAGTGAAGATAGTAAAAAGTATGAAGTTAAAATAAGATTAAATCAGGAAGATCTTGGGACAATTGAATTTATACAGCGACACACTGGTAAATCAAAGTCTCAAATTTATAGAGATCTTGCAGCGCAAGAGTGTATTCGTATCATGTTTGGTGATAAAAATACTTAAATTCTTGTGGGTACAAAAATTCCGAAAGGTGGTGATTTTATAGGATTCTTGTGGGTACAAAAATAAAAACAAGAATTCTTGTGGGTACAACAATTCTTAATCTGGCTAAAAGTAGAAACTATTAATTGCCTACAAAATAATTCTTGTGGGTACAAAAATCAATAAATTTTTAAAAATTATGCAAAAAACCCAACTTTTGGCCAGATTTGTGGTAAATTAGTTGACATATAGGCAACTCTATATTTACTATATATTTTTCTAATTAATTAGAATTCCTTATAGCAAATAGTAAGTTGCCTGTGGGTCAACTTTTATAAATTGGAAATTTTTTACAATTAGGAGGTATAGTATGAGCGAAATGGATTTGTTGGATATGTTTGCCGAGAATCTTAAGTACGTTATGAATGACGAGAACATTAGCGCTACCGAACTATCAAGATTAACTGGGTTAGAGAAATCAACAATAAGTAGATATTTAAAAGCTCAACGAATGCCATCGATGAAGGCTTTTTTAAATATTTGTAGAGCGCTTAATTGTGACTATTATGATATTCTACCGTCGATGACTAGTTATATTAGATAGGAGAAATAAGAATGAAAAACAAAGAATTAATGGACGATTTTTGGAGAAGAGTTAAAAGTTGGAATGGATATCGTCAACATTGTTTTACTGGAGTTCATCAGATAGGTGTTTGGCAAGTACAATTTAGAACACCGGATGGACTAACGGGAATATATGATGGTCTTCGTCATATAACAAGAAGAGTATTCGATAACTTCGATGACATGGACGAATACTGGTTCAATTGGGAGATATCGTGTAACATTGAACATTATATGAATCGTATGGGATACAGCATTGAAAGTCTTGCCGTTGATGTTGGCATATCTACACAAACAATGTATAACTATTTAAACTGTAAAACTTCACCAAGAGCTGACGTTATATTTCGTATGGCTAAAGTTCTGGATTGCACACCAGACGATTTGTTTTACGTTGAATCAAGATATAAGTAAAGGAGATGATATTTATGGCATCACATGGAGTACCAGTAAAAATTGTAGAAACTGGAGAAGTATTTGGGAGCATTAAAGCGTGCGCAGATGCGATCGGCGCTACAGCAACATGCGTAAGTAATGTAGTTAATAAACGATATGGATATGTTTCAGTACAAGGTTACCATATTGTTCATGCTGATGAAGATTATATTCCTAGAAGACCTAGAGTTATGATTAATGAAACTGGCGAAATATTCAATTCGTTAAGAGCTTGTGCTCATGCCATTGATGGCGTACCGTCAGGTATTCATGAAGTCATCTACGGTAAGCGTAAACAGTATAAAGGATACACTTTTAGCTATGTGTAAACAAATACACACGCGTCATAAACATACACTGTTATAGGAGAGAGAGGCCTGATGTCTCTTCCTCTTATATTTTTGGCATATAGCTCAGTCGGTGAGAGCGCCGGCCTTATAAGCCGTATGTCGTGAGTTCGAGTCTCACTATGCCAATAAAGGAGGTATGTTATGGCGGGAAGAGAGAGTACATTCGAGAAACATTTAAAAAAAGAATTAAAGAATCGATATCCTGGATGCATTATAATTAAGCTTCCATCAGGTCTAGTTCAGGGCATACCTGATAGATTAATATTGTTCAATGACCGATGGGCTACGTTGGAAGTTAAGAGAAGCGCCACTGCTCCACATAGACCTAATCAAGATTACTATGTAGAACGAAATAATAAAATGGCGTTTTCAAGATTTATATTTCCGGAGAACGAAGAAGAGGTTCTTAACGATCTCGATAATTATTTCTTAAGGAGGTAAAACATGGAGTTTATAAAACATCCGTTTTTAGTTGGTAAGCATGCTTTGTTTTCGGCTAGTCAATCGCAATGGCTTCGCTACAGTGATGAAAAACTTATTGCTAAGAAAGAAGAGATGACAGCACAGGAACGAGGAACTAAGATTCATGAATGGGCCAAGATGAGTATAGATCTTTGTATTAAACAGCCAAGATCTAAAAAAACTTTATATGCATATGTGAATGACGCCATAGGATTTAAGATGAATACCGAAGTAATTTTATATTACTCCGATAGATTCTTTGGTACTGCAGATGCTATTAGTTTTCGTCGTGGCATGCTTCGAATACATGATTTAAAAACGGGTAAAGTCGGTAAGATTGAGAAGCATATCGATCAGTTAGTTGTATATGCCGCTTTGTTTTGTTTGGAATACAGTGTTAATCCTGAAGATATTAAGACTGAACTTAGAGTGTACAAACAGGATGAAGTATTGGTCCATGACACAGAACCTGAAGAAATCAGAGAAGTAATGGATCGAATAATTTATATTGATAACTTGTTGAATGATATTGAATAGGAGGTTTGATCATGAGCAGAATCGTAGAAGAAATAGATTCATATTTAGGTTGTGGCTCTATGACCGATGAAGAATATCTTGAACACTATGGTATGCCTCGTAGATCAGGCCGATACCCATGGGGTTCTGGTGACGAGCCATATCAGCATTCACGAGACTTTATGGGTCGTGTTGATGAGATGCGTAAAAAAGGTTTTACATATTACGACAAAGAAACTGGAAAAACACTTACTGGTGATAAAGCCATCGCTGCTCGTTTTGGATATTCTACCACAGATTTTAGAACAGTTTATTCCATTGCTAAAGACCAGCGTAGAATGGATGATGTCGCCACTGCCAAACGTCTTAAAGAGAAAGAAGGAATGAACAATTCCGAAATTGGTAGAAAAATGGGAATAAACGAATCGTCTGTAAGATCTTTATTAAACGCCAGTTCTGAATCGAGAATGAAACAGGCTCGTGCAACAGCTGACTTTCTTAAAGAAAGAGTCGAAAACAGTAGATATGGCATGATCGACGTTGGAAAAGGTGTTGATCTTGAACTTAATGTGTCACAGGAAAAACTTAATCAGGCGTTATTTATGTTGCAGGCTGAGAATGGTTATAATGTATACAATAACCGATTCGACCAGGTGACCAATAAAGGTCGGATGACAACACAGAAAGTTCTTACCAAACCAGAGATAAAGTATAAAGATGCTTATGACCTATCGAAAATCGATACCGTTAAAGATTACATTACCAGAGACGGCGGTGACTCTTACGAAAAGAAGTTTCATTATCCTGAATCATTAGACTCCAAACGTGTCAAGATTTTGTATGATGAAGATGGTGGTACACAGCGTGATGGCATGACTTGGATCAGACCTGGAGTTAAAGACTTATCTCTTGGTGAATCGCGGTATGCTCAGGTCCGTATTATGGTTGACGGAAAATACTATATTAAAGGTATGGCTGCATATGGTGATCCTAAGATTTTTCCACCTGGCGTGGACGTAATAGTTAACTCTAACAAGTCTAAAGAAAAGGGTATGGAGAAAGCATTAAAGAAAATCAAAGACGATCCTGATAATCCATTTGGTGCGCTTATTAAAGAAGGTGGCCAATATTGGTATAATCCGAAAACCGGAGAAAGAACAAGCGCTAAAGATCCAAATGCTAAACTTGGATTGATTAACAAGACCCGAGAAGAAGGTGAATGGAGTGCTTGGAAAGATTCTTTGCCATCACAGTTCTTGTCTAAACAGTCTAAGACATTAGCTAAGAATCAGTTGGACTTAGATGTTGCTAACAAGAAAGAAGAATATGCTGAGATTATGGCCCTGTCAAATCCGACCATCAAGAAGTATTATCTGAATAAGTTTGCCCAGTCTTGCGATGCAGCAGCTATGAATCTACAGGCAGCAGCATTACCTGGACAGAAGTATCATGTGTTCTTACCTGTACCATCGCTTAAAGACAATGAGGTTTATGCACCTAATTACAAAGATGGTACTAAGTTGGCAATAATTAGATTCCCACATGGTGGACAATTTGAGATACCTATCTTAACAGTTAACAACAAGAACAAAGAAGCTATTGCTCTCATGAGTAAGACAGCTTCAGATGCCATAGGCATAAACCAAACTGTAGCTGAACAGTTATCGGGCGCAGACTTTGACGGCGATGCAGGAATTTGTATTCCTACTGGAAATGGAAAGGTTAAAATACAGAACAAAAAACCTTTATCAGAATTAGTTAGCTTCGATAACAAATTAGAATATGGCGGTGAAGAGAAAGTAGATGCTAATGGTAAGAAACATTACTATCGTAATGGCATCGAATACTTCCCACCTGAAGACAAACGTAAACAGTTAGAGATGGGTAAAGTATCTAATCTTATTAATGATATGACATTACTTGGTGCTGATGACCATGAGATTGCTAGAGCAGTAAAACATTCCATGGTTGTAATCGATGCTGAAAAACATAAGCTTGACTACAAAGCGAGCGAGAAAGATAATAACATTGCAGGTTTGAAAAAGAAATACCAAGGCTCTGCTACTGGTGGTGCTGCAACTATCATATCAGCTGCTAAAAGCCCGTATAGAGTAGATAAGCGACAGGGGCAACCCCGGGTTAATCTTAAGAAGAATGCATACCGTAACCAGGATGGAGACATATGGTACGATCCGACTCGTCCTGAAGGAGCGTTATTATATAAGCGAGCTGATGATGCTGACTACAGTTTCGAAAAGATCGATCCGAAGACCGGCAAAGTAAAGCTGTACGAGGGTACTAAGACCACTGAATCTAAGAAGATGTTAGAAACAGATGACGCTATGACATTAGTATCTCCCTTCCGTAACCAAATGGAATTGGTCTATGCTGAGTATGCAAACTCTATGAAAGAGTTAGCTAGAAAGTCTAGAGTTGAAGCATCAAACACAGATAAGATTGCATACAATAGAGATGCAAAGAAAAAGTATGCTTCTGAAGTTGAGTCTTTAAAAGCTAAGATTGAGAAAGCAGAACTTAATACAGCTAGAGAAAGAGCGGCCAATCGTATGGCAGCAGCAACAGTCAAAGCTAAGAAAGATGCAGCAAATGCTAAAGGTGAAGACATTAGCGGTAAAGACATTAAGAAGGCAGGCCAGGTTGCGCTTACAAAGTATCGTGAAGAGTTAGGCTCAGTATCTAGAAAAGATAGAAACATTGTATTAACTGATAGAGAATGGGAAGCTATACAGGCAGGTGCAGTCTCAGAGAATACACTTAATCGTATTCTTAGAAATAGTGATGCTGATTCATTGAGACAAAGAGCAATGCCAAAAGAAACCAGAGAGCTTAACAAAGCTAAACAAAATCGTATTAAAGCTATGTCGGCATCATATACGATTGCACAGATAGCAGAGAAGTTAGGAGTATCTACATCTACAGTAACTAAGTATCTTAAGTCTTAACGAAAGGGGATGATATAATGAATAACGAATTCATGATTACTACATTCGATAATCCATTCGATCCTTTCTATCAGTTTGATGAATGGTTATTATTCGATAACATGAAAGGTTACAACACTTGTGGTCATCTTGCTCGTTTAGTTGAGATTGCAGATGATTTAACAGATAAAGAAATAGATGGTTTGATAAGTGAAGGAATCAATTTCATGATCGAACACGATCCTTTAAACATTTACAAAAAAGTTTGGAAAGATAATAAGACTCCTGAAGGTATTGAACCTGTCATTATGGAGTCTTAAAAGACATAGGGGGGGTCTCCAAAATTGCACCCCCCCTATGTCTTTTAAGACTCCATAA